ATCATTGTGTCGTCCACCGCCGGGCGCGTGTATGGTGCCGGGCGCACTCCCCAACATGGGGCACTCCCCTTCTCGAGACGCCATTCGGTAGGACTCTGGGCAGTGTGGATGAACGGAGGTTCGTCAAACTCACCCATGCCTAGAGCCGGACACCCCCTATTACCCTCTTGATTAAACCCAACCGCATTGACGTCAGTTATGACATTGAGCGGCCTATTGCGATTGCACTCACGCATGACGAACCGGGCCGTGCCAAAAAGGAACAAGTTTCCGGGGTCCTTTCCGCTGAGCCCGAGTTGCGAGTTCTGTACCAGCACCTCTCCAGACGTACCGTCCATTTGAATGAACGGACCCGATTGCATGACATACCACTTCGCCAGATTGTCGGACCCAACCGGGGAAGTTTTTAGGTCCTGCAATGACGGATCGTAGTTGAACACGATGTGTTCGTAGCTGCTGTTGTTGTTCGACCCAAAGCCCTCGCCGGTGTGGATAAGTAGGGTGGGCGCCCAAGCGTTCTCGATATGCACACCATGAACGTGCGTGCCGTTGCCCCAGAAGGGCTGCACCGTCTCCGCACAATAGAGCCATGTCGCCGATGCGATCTCGGCGGCCAGATCACAATTAACGAGCGCATCAGTGCGCGGAAAAAAGAACGATGGCCCAAACGTACAGGAAAGAACGTTGGGAGCGGTGTTCGAGCAGCTGATGCTCAGGACCCCATAGTTCGTCGTTAGGAGCGCAAACGAATTGTAGACTTTGCCGATGTTCCCATCATCTCCGGTGATGTTCATGGTGAAGGTGAAGTAGAAATTGTTAGCACTTACATGCGACGCGAAGCCGGAGACGGACGTAATCGGGAAGGCCTTAGATACGGATGAGTTGTTCGACCAGTTACCTCCGAATATTTGGTTGCCATTGCCAAAGCCGTTGAAGAGGCCAACCGTGCAATTATTTGGATTGCAGTCGTAGAACGAGTTGATAAAGTTCTGCTGTCCAGCGATATAGAAGCCATAATAGGCGTTGCTAACGAAGCACTTGACCCAGGTATTCGAATCCCCGAGCGAGCCGTTGCCATTGGCCGACGTCTTGAAGCCGACGTAGCGGTTGAACACGCCCACGTTCTCGGTATAGGTGCGGGTCGATCCGCCGCCGGTTCCGGTATATCCAATGCCGCCCCCATTCGGGTTCAGTTGGCCGTGGTAGGCGCCCTCTTGCCCCCAAAGAATTAGATTCATCACTCGCATACCCTGCGCCGGCCCGACGTAGATTATAAAGTCGTCATGGAAGGTCGGATAAATCATGGTGCCCATCTGGTTCTGGTTGGCTAGACCACCAACAGAAGCACCCTCTAACGAGAAGGAATACTGATACTCCGATGGGCTCGGGTTGACGGGAGGGTAGCCCAAGTATGGAGGTGGGCCGGCTCTCAGAGGCGTCGTTGCGCCGATAACCGGCATGTCGAGGAAGAGCGGCTTGCTTGTCCTGTAGTTTCCCTCTGGAAGGTAGACTCCATGCCTTTTGTTAACGATGGCGTAGTCGATTGCTGCCTGAATGGCGGGCGCGTCGTCCGCAACGTTGTCGCCCTTCGCGCCAAACCAGCAGGCATTGACCATATCTGGCAAAACCAGATTGAACCACGTCCCGACGCCATCCTGAATTGCCATCGGGCCGGTGGAGGTGGCTCCGACTGAAGTGTAGATCGCCCCTGCGCCTCGATCGCCAAAGGTAGAGAAGCCGAACGTTAGAATAGCGGATTGCGTGATGGTGTTCGCCGGAATCTGCGCCCGCGTGAAATTTGGCGTTCCAGACGCGCCAGCCGGACCCGGAGGGCCGGGCGGCCCGAGCGGCGGAACAGCGAATGTCCCATCAAATCGAAGGAACGATCCCGCCACCGATCCACTCGGCGGCACCACACCCTGCGTGGAGCTGTTGAATTGGCCGAGCAGTGCCGTGAGTTGCGCGTTGGTGTAGCCGCCGAATGCTCCCGCGTTATTGTACTGAACTTGACTGGACGAGCCACCCGGCGATCCTCCGGGAGGGGTCACGAAGGTGCCATCCGCTCGGAGAAAATTCGTTGTGCCACCACCCGAAGGCGGCACAGCGCCGCTCGTCGAGGGATTGAATTGAGCAATCCTCGCTGTCAGTTGCGTGTTGGTCTCGCCCGCGAAGGCTCCCGCACTATTAATCTGAACCTGACCGGGAGAGCCGCCCGGCGTTCCACCGGAAGGCGGCGCTTTGAAGGTTCCATCATCAGCGAGAAATGTTCCGGCCATTTTCCCTACCCACTAACCACATATTTGAAGGTTTGATCGACATTCGGATTGCTCGCGTGCGTGAGCGTGAACGATCCCGTTCCAATCGTTCCGCATTCGAGGGTTGCCATCTGCGACGCTGCATTCGCCGTGACGGGCGCCCAGAGGATTACACTGACGGGCGTGACGGAAGCGCTCGGAACAACCGTACTCGTCGCACTCGCGTTTAGCGTGAAGGTGCCGGAAGCAAGTGAACCCCCTCCGATAGCATTATTGATTACATATCGGAAGGTTTGATCCACATTAGCATTATTCGCATGAGTGAGAGTAAACGACCCACTCGCGATCGTACCACATTCCAGCGTCGCCATTTGCGACGCCGCATTCGGAGTGGTCGGCATCCAAATGATAGTGCTCGCAGCCGTCACCGCAGGGTTCGTGATGGTCGTGCTCGTAGCGCCCGCGTTCAGCGTAAAGGTGCCCGAAACAAGGCCGCTTCCACTACCTCCCGGAGGCGTTGCCCAGGAGCCATCTGCTCGAAGGAAGCGCACAGTGTCGCTAGTCACGGGCGGCGGGACCACTCCCTTTAAGGAAGGAGTGAATATGTCCAAAAGGGCCGTAACCTGCGTTCCCGTATAGCCTCCGAACGTTCCGGCATTATTGTATTGAATTTGAAGATTCGACCCTCCCGGCGACCCCGCCGACGGCCCCCACGTTCCATCCGCATGAAGGACATTTATGGAGCCACCCCCCGAAGGAGGAACCGTCCCCTTCAAGCTGCTGGTGAATAGCCCAATCCTCGCCGTTAGCTGTGCATCGGTCAAGCCTCCAAACGCACCAGCATTATTAAATTGAACGTTCCCGGAAAGGCCTCCCGGTGCTCCCGTTCCCGTAACCGTCACACCCGAGAGCTTTACCCAAGAGCCCGTTATCCTTCCATAAACGCCAGCGCCTGAGCCCGGATTCCAATCCGCCCCATCCGCGACGACGACCATCCCATCCCGCGGCCGCTCGGGCTCGACATGAAGGACGGTGTATTGCGTTTGCTCACTTTCTTGAAAGGAACGGGCGACATTCCGAAGCTCTTCGCCTACCCATGTCGAAAGCTCTTGAGTGTCAGCGCGGGGCGTGGGGCGAGGGAAGTAGGTCATATCCCTTCCCCGATGGCGTCGCCATCCAGCTTATAGCTCAATACCTTAAAGGGCACGGGCGCGGAGAATTCAACCGAAACCGCCCTCCCACTACCGAATACGTCAACCCAATGCTGGACAGCGGGAGTAAAGCTCTGCGCCGGGGTCCACGAAATCGCCCCGTTCATTTGTTCCGTGAATCCCACGCGAACAGCAATCGGCCCTCCCACCGCCCGAATCCAGAGCCGACGGAGTAGCTTCCTCTTCTCGAAATCCACAATCCAATCACCATTCCGCTTCCGGCCAAGAAGGGCGAGGTTCTCGCGCGTGACCGTTCCGGTGAATGGAACGCCATCGTTCGAAATCGTGGTGGGGTCGTCATACGCATAGAACTTCGTAGCATCCGTGCCGCAAAGCACGACGCGGCGGCGGGAAACCTGCGACCAAGCTCCGTCGAAATCCTGCCAAAGGCTGCTTCCGTCCGCCCAAGTCTCTGCCGACGCCGATTCAATCTGTCCGATTGTCGCGTTTCGGTAATTAACGTCCGCCTCTGAGAGGACGCCCTTCTCGCCATTCTTGTAGTTCCAGATCAGTGCGCGATTTGGATTAAGGAAACCCGCCTCCGGGTAGCAGAAGATCACCTCGTCGCGGAATGGGTTCGCGAAGATGAAGGAATTACGGAAATTGTTCGTGTCGATCGCGTTTGCGAGATATTTCTTGTAGCGGTTCGTGAGAATCGAGTTCGCCGTGTTGCCATTATGCACAATAATGTCGTCCTGCGTCGCAACAACATGGTTCTGGCCGTCGCCAGTGAGGCAAACGCAGCGCGGGCCGAGAATTCCACTCGTTTCCAGAAAAGTATCGAAATTGAAGACAAATTGCCCTCCGACCTGCGTCATTCGCCAGGTGGAACCCTCCTTATAGATGTAGAAGTGGCCCCGAAGTGGAAGTCCGTCCATTATGACCCCCGCGCCTACGTCGGGAAGCTGACTTCTCCCAGCATCGCGGGTCGGATCGGTGAAGTCCCACGACGCGGGGACCGTTCCGGGGTCGGCAGGGTGCGACCAAATCAGCGTGTGAGGGAAATTCACCCCTCCTTCGAGAGTATTCAGCGCAATTAAGTAAGGTCCGAAGGACCGCATGACGGCGCACTTCGTATTCGGGAGCCAATTCGGCAAAATTGCGAGCTTGGTGGCGGGATTCAGGGCGCTCCAGTATTGCGGATCATCCTGTCCATCATTCAGGATAGGCACTCCACCTAAGAGGGTGCCATTCCACTGTCGCGTCTCCGACGCCGTGTAGTCACCAAGCAATCGAGTGATGTCGCTGTGCGTGGAACCATTCCAAACATAGGCTTTATTCAAGGAAGTGTACAGCCAGAACACATTCGTCGACGACTGAACGACCATAGCGAAATGAGGAGGAACGGGCGGCGTTCCGAACACGCTTAACTGCCCGCCGATCCGTTCCATTCCGTCCGGCACACTCCGCATATTCATCGCAAACGTCAAGGCCTCGGGCGGGAGCCAGTTCCCTTCCTGATCCCGAATCAGCCCAACCGTATTGAGGTCGCCGATTTCGATCTCTGGCATTTACCATATCCGAATGAGGGATTTCGTCGTCGGATCATAGCCAGTTCTGGGCGGCCCTTGTCGGCAGTCCCGAATATCCGTCACCAGCTTCTCGATTAGGGCAAGCTGTTGCTTATTCCGCTCACTGGAGTTAGCAACAGCCTCGCCCATGAGGTAGACGATCGAGCCGAGGAAACCGGCAATGACCAGGAGCAGGGCTATAATTAGCGGCGTGCCTTTCAGCGCGTCAACGACACTGCCCACAGCCTTACCAGCTTCTTCAGTGACGCCCATTTCTCTACCTCACGCTTTGACGATGAAGCCGAAAGCGTGCCATCCAAGCAAGAAGAGCAGGATGAATAGCATCAGAGAGCTAGCATGAGGCCAAGGATAGGCTCCGGGAGAATAGACGCTCCCGATATAGCCGAGTACCCACAACAGCATGATAACCCAGAAGATGAGTCCTATTGACATCATTTCCTCCTCTTTTTCGCTTTAAGTTTGCGGAGAGGGCGACGTTTAACCGCCCTCTCGCTTCGCGGGCGCGTTATTTTTTTGAGGGCGTTACCGTCGGCCCGAGCGGAATGATGATCGTAACCCATCCCGTTTCCGCCGTCCAGATGTACGTCACCTTGAACTTCGGGCTCTCAGGAATTGGCGGCTTCGGAGCAGGGTTGCCCCAACCCCACGGTGGCTCCGCAATCGGAACCGTCGGGCGAGGGTCATTCGGCCCCCAGATCGTCGGAGGAAGTTCCGCAACTGGCGGCGGATCAGGCCAAGTTCCAGTGCCCGGATTCCATCCAGAAATCGGCAGCGTTGGTCGCGGATCGCCTGGCCCCCAAATGATGAGAGGCGGCCCCTCGCCCGGTCCACCACCTCCGCCCTCCGGCGGCTGCACCTGCGTTAGTTCAGCTTCACTTTTATAGTAGAACGTCATTTCATTTCTCCTTGTTTAGTTTTGAGATTTCATCATCGTGGCCACTTAGCACTCCCGCAATGGCCTTGCAGACTAGATCGAATTCAGCCTTATAGACCTCAGCATCAGCCTCCGAATCCACAAAGCAGACTTCGATCAAGATACTCGGCATCATGGTCTGGTTCAAGAAATAGAGGTCGGTTCGCTTTTTCGCGCCGCGATTTTTGAAGCCACAATCCGCTATCGCTCCCGCCACATGCCCCGCGAGCGTCGACTGCGTTACATAAAGGCACTCCGTTCCCATCGGCCCTGTCGTTTCCACATACGCATTAAAGTGGACGGAGACGTCAAGCTCCCGAGCTTGCTTATTATGGTAGTTAACGATGGTGTGAAGGTTGGTGCTTTGATCGTGCGAGGTGTCGTCATGGAAGGTTTTCACCTCAACTCCGTGATTCCTCAACACATCCGCTACTCTTTCGACGACTTTCCTTGCTTCGTCGACTTCGTCGATTACGCCGCTCGCTCCCCGCACATACTTTCCGTGCCCGGAGGAAATGACGATCCGATCGAAAGGAATCGGCTGCAGCCCCCGCGAAGTATATGGATACAGGACCTCCACCTCGTCGTCGGTTTCCAATCCGAGCGCCTTCATGGCGCCTGGGCTGAGATCAGCAACGCGATTAGTATCAGAATGAGGACCCCAATCAGCCGGATACACTTTAATGCTTTTGCCCGTTTTCTTGGAGGTAACGAGCGCCATTTCCTCCAGCAACGAGTATTTCGGATATTCATCATAGTCCCATCGGCAGGCGATATAAAGCTCGTCGGGATTAAGTCTGCGAGCAAGGCCCGTCGTGCCTTCAGGTTGATAGCTCAGGAATAGGTGTGGCGCATCTTCGACGTCATAGATAAACGCCAATCCCTCATCGGGAGATACGCCGGTATCGTCCGGGCCTCCGAACCACGAGCATTTCCCTTTGAGGTTCATTGTCATCGCTCACCGTCCGCGTCTTTCTGTTCCTGCGCCATGCTGTCCGACATTTGAGCGTAGTTATCATCCGAAATTTCCTTCAGATGCCCTTCATTCACGACATCCTGCCCGGCTGTCTTATCGGGCTTCATGCCGGTTTCCGTCGCATCGTCATTCCGAGGCTTTGCCATTTCCATTACTCCACTACTACGAGGAAGTTTTCAATTATCGTCGGCTGGACGTTGTTGTGGGCATTATCGCTTCCCTGCCCGTTGGTCGTGAAGGTGTGGGTGTGGTTCGCGCTCTGCGTGCCGGTCTGCTGCGAACTAAGCGTACTTAATGGTGTACCGCCTCCCGCTGTGGCGCTTAATGAAGACGTACCAGCCTGATTATAGCTATGCGTGTGGGCCTGACCCTCAGTGTCCGTCGTCCCAGTGTGCTGGTGCGAGGCCAACTGCGCCGTCGTCAGTTGGTGCGTTTCGCTCCCGCCCGTCGTTTCGAACACATCGCCATTCAACCCGCCCGATTGGTTCGTGAGGCGATTTGCAGACGTGCCTCCCATATCATCCTTACCAGCAGCGATTCGGCCTCTGCGATCCGGCGTCGTTCCAGAACCACGCACCGTATTGTAATCGGGATAATTCGTCGATGCAGAGGCAAGCGTCTGCCCATTCGGCCATTCAAAGCCGACAGGAAGTGCAGTTCCAGCATATTCAATAATCGAGCCGACGGGCATTTGGATAGCGCGCTCGGCGATCCACGAACTCCCTGTCCACATTACCCGCGACCGGACGCCCGGAATACACCTCCTCGTCCGCGCGAGGCCAGAGAGCGAACCCGACTGAATCGTTCCACTCGGGGGTGTAAGCAGCAAGGGATTCGTTCCAACATTCGTTTTAATGAATGAACATTCCCATCCCGCATCCGTTCCCGCGAGAGTAGGAAGGGTGGCCGTGACGATTCCTGCTGTGGTGTCCACTAGGAATATTTTGTATTGCTCGGTAGCGAGGACCGAAAAGTTAGCCGATTTCGTGGTGGAATCAGGAAAGTAAATGGGTTTCGAGGCAGTCGGAAAGGTATTCTTCAGAACGGCCTTGATAAGCCGCAAATGGTCGTCGCCCTGCTGCTTCGCATCCGTCGTGGGCGGATTCGTCACGACCAGATCCGAAATATAAGTACCGCTTTCGAGGCCCACGGGCGCACTCCTTAATTAAACGGCCACTGGCAAGACCAGCCACCAGCCCTTAAAGTCGCCCCCCAAGCATGAGGGGATCATTCTCCTCCTCCCGAAGGATGCCTTCCGCAAAGGCACTCTGCCATGCGATCATGAATTGCTGATCGAACGCCGCTTTCGCCCGATCATGTGCAATCACCTCCGCAATCAAAGCGCCCGCCCTTCCGATTAGGACGTCCGGCGCATTGACTAGCCAAGCATTGTCCGCGACGTTCGAATCGAGCGTTCCTGCCGTTTTATAATAGCTAAACAGGAGCGAATATGTCGTATCCCGCATCGGGAAGAATCGAAACCCCGCCTTCATTATCGCATATGCGCGCGGCCTTCCCGGATCAACGGGCGTGGTGAACACTTCCGTATTGCCTTCTCGCGGATCAACCTTTTGGAGGTAGATTACGTTGTTGCTGGCGGTTTGTGTGTTCGTATAGTGGAAGGTTTCGTCCTGGACTTCTCGCAGAAAGCCCGCCGGAAACGGAACATCGACGCTCCCGCTTGGAAGCGAGAACGTTTGATCCTCCAGCTTGAGGAAAAAGGGCAGCGACCGCCCTTGCTCGAGGAGCCGCTGCGCTTGTTTCATTCGATCGACGATTGCCGTGTCGAGCCCGGTGTCGGTGCGATTCCCGAGACCAAACTTAATAAAGGCAACCGCTTCATCCCGCGTCATGCGTTAGGCTCCGGCGAGAGCTTTCCAAGCCGGAACCGTCGGAGTGCCCGTGCAGACGATCATAACGCTCTTCCCTTGTGCAACAGACACCGCAGGAGAAAGGGCGCCCGCCGCACTGTCCTGAATGGTGAGAGCGAAAGCGCCCGCCGACGTGTTTAGAATGAAAAAGTAGTCTCCCTTCTGCGGGTTCGCCGGAAGGGTGACATTGCGTGCCGCATCTGGCGATAGCACGATAACATGCGGAGCATTCGGCCCGATCGCAAAGTTCGCAGTGATGGATTGAGTCATCACTCCATAGCGGTTTCCGTTCCGTAGCAGACAATCATTGACGTCTGCACCTTCCAAGTTCATTCTTGCCATAGCTTTGACCTTCCTATTGGTGCGTCAAAGGGAGGGGCGAGATGCCCCTCCCAAGAATCTTCATTAGGTAGCTGAGATATTGCCTACATACGCACAGCTCAGTCCGCCGCCGTCCACCATCACGGAGCAATCGCTCTGGATATAGCCACGGCGGACGTCCTCGTCTTTGTTCTGCACATCGTCGAAAGTCCTGCCGTCAGGACGACCCTTCATGGTAACGTATTTTACGGCAGAGAAGTCAACCACGAACATCGACTTATTGTAGCGGCCATGTCGGGAGAGGAGAGGATGGCTCTTCAGAAGCAATCTCCCCATTGGCATGACGAATTCCTGGAACGCGATGCCCCAAATCTTGATGATGGTGCCGAGTTCCATACGAATTCCCGTCGTTCCTTGGATAACTTTGCCCATTTCCGCTCGGGCTGTGTTACCCATGAAACCCATTCGGGTATCGCCGCCCCCGAGGTCGAAGTCGAAAACAGGCGAAACCGCATCCGCGAAGGTTGCAGCAGTTGTTGCCGTCGAGAAGACGGTCGTACGGGTCGCAGGAATCTGCTCCCGCAGCCCGCTAAGGAAGCGAAGCGGCTTCCCGTTATCACCCGTTTGTTCACTCTTGCGCCCGAACATGAACGCCCACTCGATATCCGTCGACTGCTTGAAGAGCTTCCTCTTCTTGTCATTCGACCAAGCAGAGCCTGTTCGTGCGGTCGTGTTATCGGCAGTTCCGGTGATTTCATACGAATCTTTGAAAATCTGAATGTAGTTCAGAAATTTCACAGGATTCTTCGAAACCGCGCGGGGCGCACTCGTGCCTTCGGCGTAGGCTGAGCCGATTACGGTTAGCTGGATGCCGTTCGCAATCGCAGCCGCGACCGTTCCAGCAGAGCCCCGAACGGCGGTGAATTGCGTATCCGAGAGAACCGTGTCGACTTGTACGATTTCATTATCGAACGTGACCTGATCGACCTTTTCCACAAGGAGCAGATCGCCCGGCTTTAGGTGTGTCGCGGTGCCGTATGCGGCGTCCATCGTGGTCGCCGTCGGGTCGACGGAGGAAACGGTGATGGTTGTGTCCGTGGAGAGAAGCGAGCCCGAATTTACCACGCGGATGAGCGTATTGGATTCTGCCCACCACGCATATTCGGGATCGGATACTGTTTTCTTCCCCGCCTTCGACGAGAGGGCGAAAATGGGGGCAGAGCCATTCGGCGAATAGAAAAGGATGCTTTCACGGAAATCCTTCGGGCGCTCATCAGTGCCCCAATCGCCTGTTCCGCGCAGGCCAGCAATTCCACTCATGGTGGACTCCTAGAGGATGGCGCCTATTCGTCCCAATCCTTACCGAGGCCAGCGAACGGCGATTCCTGTTCGGGAATCACCCGTACCGTAGCTCCAGCGGTAGCGGGACGGAAGGGCGCGGGTTGCGCTTGACGGGAGGGAGCAATGCCATTCCCATTAACAGCGGGTGGATTCTGAAGCTGATGCTTTGCCATGACAGCGGCGCCCACGGTCGCAAAGAGTTCCGCTTGAGAGATTTGCGGATTGCTCGCTCGAAGCAGCTTTGCGAACTGAATCACATCGTTCGCATGTTTTGCCTTATCGAGCGTCTTGAATTGACCGTAGAAGGCATTTTCGATGTCATCACTCTGCTTTTGCGCCTTCACCGTATTGAAGACTACTTGCGGGACCATATTTTGCAAATGGAGCAGAGTGCTCTGCATCGCTTCATAATACACCCTCGCCATTATGTGAGGAATAGCTCCCACGGCGTCGGTGTCAATCGCGCTGACTTCCTCTGGAGACAACTTGAAGCGATCAGCCGCCAGAGCTTGCAAGACCGCGCCGCGGTGCTGCTCTAGCTGCGTGACAAGTCCTTGTGGGGAGTTATCAGGCCCCGCCGGTTCCGGAGTGGGAGGTGCAGCAGCTTTCGGGGGCTCCTGGACCGGCTTAGTCGCCTCCGGCTGAGTCGGAGCCTGTGCAGCGGGTTCCTGGTGAGGTGGCGCTGGAGGCTCCGAAACAGCCGCCGGAGGCGACGGCTCCACAGAATCAGCCGACGATACCTCAACGGAGTCGAGGTCGTCGTATGATCCCAGATTATCGAAACTTTGTTGCTCACTACCAGAGGCGGGAGCCTCGGGAGCAGCAGGCGCGGGCGCAGGTGCGCTCGGCGCGCTCGGAGCAGAAGCTGGTGCTTCATCAGGCGGCATTCGCATCGTCCTTAGAAGTCTTGGCAATTTCCCTAGCTGATTCAATGGTAGCGGTCGGAGTATTCAGTGCCGTTCGTAGCCCGATAATCGCCCCCTTAACGGATTCGATTGCCGCCGCCTTCGACGAGAGATCAGTGCTCGGGGGAACAAAATGCGGTGGGAGGGAGTGGAGAGGGATATGAAGCACCTCCTCGCGAGCGGCAATCTGCGCTTCCAGAACCTTGACGTATTCCAACCACGCTTCCGTAGCGACCATATCGCGAAAGAGGCGAGCTTGCTTCAGAATCTGAATCTCTTCCTTATTTGGCATTTAAGCTCCCATTGGGGACGGCAGTTGCGGAGGGCCGCCGGAGGTGGCAGTCGGAACGCCGCTCGGCGCTGAGCCCTTCCCGCCGATCGGAACTATATTCCCCATGTCGGCTTGCTGTGCGAGGGCTTGCGGAGAGCCAAACTGTAGCTTGAATTGGTTCAAGTTCCGAATTCCTCCCAGCGCCGCGACGTGCGCGAAGATTCTTCCTAAATCGTATTGCATGACGAGGCCCGGCACGCCTCGCATTTGGAGCAGCATTTCTTTCCAGAGGTTCGCAAGCGCGAGGCGATCGACGGGGAGGGTTCCGTCCACCGGAACGAAATTATAGAAGCCTTGAATGTCCTCCGGGTTGACACTGAGCATGTTCTGCGTTGCGTCCGGCCCTGCGGTCATCGCGAGGTCCCCAACGATCTTAAGCTTCTTCGGCCCGGACATATATTGTTGCGTCATCTGCACGAGCCGCTGAGCGTGTTGCGAGAAGCCTGTGGAACTCATGTATTCTGCTAATGTTTTCAATCGGTTAACGCCGAAGCCCGTTGCGGAGCGCACTTCCGTCGCCGTTTTCCTTCCTTGCTGATTCAGAACGCCCATGATTTGATCGTTGATGCCTGTGATCCTCTCGCCGATCCCGAGCATCGTTTGCATGTCGGCAACGTGCCCCTTCGTCATGTCGATCACTGGCACCTGATAGAAGAAGGTCCGGATGTCCTGCCCATACGCCTCCGGCCGTAGCCTCCAGATAAAACCGGGGCCAGCTTCCTCTGCGTCCTTCGTGACGATTTTCGAGGGATCGAGGATGAATTGATTATTCATCGCCGCGCGAACGTTATAGAAGTGCTGGTTAATCAACCAGTCTAAGGTGTTCTGGATAGGATCAAGAATTTCTGGTAGACCTCTATTCCAAGTACCATACCCTTCCACTTCAGATTCCAGCACCCCATAAGGGAATCGACCATGCATTGCGCCATGAGGTTGGACCCCGATGAGAGTTCCCAAATCTCCTGTAATTGTGAACATCCACTTCTCTGGGAAATCACTATCTCCGAGGCCCCATTCCTTAGGAATACAAGAAATGCATCCCTCATAGACGGGAACGATGGCGGGATGCTTGCTTTCATCGAGGGAGGACCATGACGCATTATTCTCCGGGCGTTCGAGCTGAGAGCCCGTTTGCGACGATTCACTGAGAGCTGAGGCCGTGCCGATTATGCCAGCGAAGTCCTTAACCGGACCCGTTAGCTGATCGACATTCATATAGTAGCCTTGCATCTTCCGACGGATGACCGTCTCCCACGAGAGCATTTTGCGAACGAACACAAATTCTCCCTGCTGATAGCGCCCGACCTGGACGCGGGGGTCGGGAAGAAAATCCCAAGGGGAGATATTGCAAATCCGATTTCCCTCGTAGCCGGGCATCTTCGCTTGAATGACGATTTTGCCAGGCTTCGCGGTTGGATCTTCCGTGGGGGCATCCTGAATTTGCGAGAATTGAATTTCTTCCGTTTCCCAATACTCTTCCACGACGCCGACGCCATACTTCAGCGCATCGTATATCCAGATGTAGTAAGGGCCGAGCATTTCGCCCACTTCAACCTGATAGGCGATCATCGCCTCCAGCATTTGAACCTGCTGCTCAGTCTCCCCATGACGACCGGAGAACTGGTGAACAGGAGAGCGCGCGAAGAACACACTCGTCAGATACGTGTGAGCGCTCATTAGCATAGCGAAGGAATACGGTAGCATAATAGTCGTGTAAGCGGGGACACCCGCATCCTCGCGCCGCACTCTCCGCGCTGCGTCGAGGTCGCTTTCTGGAACGTACGCCAGCACCGCGTTTTCTGCCTTTTCCCATGCCTTCCTCTTAGTTTGCTGAGTGGAATTTGCATACTTCAGGCGCTCAGAGAGCATCGTCACGATCTTACGGTGAAGGTCACTGTTCTTCGGAATCTCTTTCGTGAGGGAAGGCATTTTGCACCTACGGACAAGAGGCGTGGGTTATTGGCATCTTTTCGATTGGGAACATTTCCTCATACTCAGAAGTCCCGAGTTCAAGGTATGGATTGGTTAGTTCGCTAACTCCGATCGAAACCGTTTCAAGAAGGTCGTCGTGGCCCTTGTATCCAGGACCATAGCTTTGAAATTGATGTACGAAATCGGAGTGATCCTTCCGACACCAGAGATGGCCCTGAGAAGCTACGCCGGAGAGGGATGTTACGATTCGGATGAACTTTGGGCGCCGGTCCGACTTCGTGTCGGCGATCGCGAAGTAGATGCCCTTCCTCGCCATTTCTTTCTCGAGGAGCCATTTCAGCACCTTCTGATATGCGACGGTTTCGACGACGACCCGCATAATACGATAACGGAGCCCGAGTTCGAACATCGTAGCCACCGTCCAATTTGGATCATGGCCACGAGACAGCTTATAATCCAAAAGGTAATACTCCCCCGCGGAGCGGCCAACAACAGAGATGGCTTCGAAGTCCCTTCGCGCCAGAGCTTTCGGCGAAGCAGCCTCCGAGGGAGGGGGAACAGGATCAATAACCAAGACGCATTGCAAACCGCGCGGCGGTTCGCCTTCATAGTAGCGTAGCCAATTTGGACGGAATGAAACAGTTTCAGCAGCGACAAGATTGCATTCCATTTCACGAGCAAAGATCGAATAGCGGTTGTCGATTATGGCGTCTTCTTTTCGCTGCCGCAGAACCGGGGTCGGGAACATATCCTCCCAAGACGATTTCTGCTGATCGCTCGGGAGGAATTTACTTTCCTCCGTCCAACAGCCGAAGCTTTCAGTGTGCCATTCCTTACTCTCGCTCGCCCGCGCGCACACGTCGAACGGATTCAATGGCGTATTGAGCATGGCGAGCTTTGCGTTCTTTTCCTCTTGCGAGAGGGAGTTCGCCAATGCACCCATGATAAGGTCGTTGACCTTCATGCATTGCTCTTGCGTTTGAGCATTCTCATCCGTAAGAGCGTCGTCGACGATGATGAGGTCTGGGCGGTAATCATCGAAGTTAATTCCGCGAATGTTACCAGTAATACCAACGCCCAGAATCCAGATTGGATGTTCGTCAATGCCGTGGAACACTTCAATCTCGTGTTCCTGCCACTTCTTGCCAGGACGTAATCCGAAAGTGGAGGCAAAATGGGTCGGGCGGAGGACACCATCTGCGCCCATTCTTGGCTCGATTTGAGATCGAAGCCACTGGACAGAACGAACCGCATGGCTCTCAGACGCTCCCACGTATAGTATTGTGCGAGAGATTCCATAAGCGATGCGCTTCGCGGTGAAGATACGAAGTCTCGTGGTCTTTGCTCCTCCACGGAACACCTTTATGTTCAAGAAGCGATATTTCGGATTCTCCAGCGCATTCCAGATCGCCTTAGAGAATGGGGCGGAACGCATCCGCGCCGCCTTCGGGAAGAAGGTGTGCGCAAAGAGGTCGCTGTCAACCGCACAGAGCTTAATAAGCTCCGCTGGCTTCAATGCTTCCATTGCACCACTCCAATACGGGTGTAGTCCCACTCCGGTCTGCCACAGAGTGCGCCCACGGCTGGGAGGATGAATGGGCGCTCGGGGAATGGGACTACTGGATCAAAGCTCCTGCACACGATCGCCAGCGCAAGACGGGAAGGCTTCAAAGCACACTTTACCACAGGCTCATAGAGCTTACGGAGTTGCCACCAAGCATCACTAGAGAAGTTGACCTTAATCTCTACGATGATGAGGAGATTATTAACCTCAAGCAATCCATCCGGCTGACACCAGTTCACTCCAATGTCAGTCTCATACTGAAACCACGGGGAGGGACGAAAGTTATCCCCAAATTCTTTCTGAAGAAGCGCCCGCGCCTTCCGCTCGTAGCGGATTCCAGCGCGCTGCGCGGAGGTGCCTTTGACGCGAGCGGGAGTGCGCCCGTAAGGACCGCAGGAGCAAGCCCAAGCGGAACGCACTCCCTCTACGCCTCGAAACCAAGAAGGCGGCGCGCACGACTGTGGCCTCGCGCTTCCGACCGACAAGTCAGCAGCTAGGCCGAGCGGCATCACTAACCTTCCTTTTTCGGCTCCGAGGGTAGCGGCGTGGCTTCGATCGTTTTCTGGCGCTGATCTTCGACGGCACGGAGATCGCGACGGGCATCCGCGAGTTGCTCTTTCGTAACGGTCGGCGCCGTGTTCACTTGCACGTTTACCGAGCTTCCATTGCTCGCACCATAGCCGAGCCGTTCCAGCGTTCGGTCGGTGAACTCTGTGAGTTCCGCGAAGGGGATCTTGTCGCGCTTTTTATCGAGCGATTCGATCACCAAGTCGAGCGCAAGGTCGGCAGCCTTCGCTGTTTTATCCGCAATTCCTGCATGAAGGCGGGCAGAATACGCCGCCCGCCTCTCCTCATAGAGGGCCTTGAACATATCGGAGTGCATACAGAGATTCAAGTATTCACGCGAATACTTCAACCGCTTCGCCCGAACCTCGATCGAATCGCGAGGGTACAAAAGCATGTCGTCGATGATCCACTCGTGCCACCACCGCACGGTCTTCCGCGCACGTATTTCCGAACGGGGAAGGTACCCGCGTGGAGTCCGATTAAGTCCGTCTGATGTCGTCATGCCTCAACTCTAATGGTATTAAGAGGATTGCGAAGCTCTGTTCAATAAGCGCCCCCTTAGCGGGTCATCATTGCTCCCACAGACGAAATGAATGGATTGTTCCGTGCGCGCCCACCTCCGCCCGTCGTGGTAGCGCCCGTTACGGTGAAGTTCCCTCTATTGCTGTTAGCTTGCACGCTCACGAGCGGAATATTAACCACCGAGTTTCCTACCACAAACGCGCCCACCTGTCCGATAGCAGAAACGCTCGTGGGAGTAATGCTTATGGCCTTAACGAACGCTCCCACCTGTCCTGCTGCCGCCGCCGAGGCGAGCGTGATAGAGGGAGAGGAAGTTATCGCAAAGGAATTGAACTGCCCCGTAGCAGACACGCTCGACAGGGTGGCCGGACTGACGGAGGGAACAAAGCTACTGATCTGTCCAGTGGCGGTAACTGCCGAGAGGGAGACATTAGCCGAGACCGACGTTTGAACTGTGAAGCTATTGAACTGTCCTATGGCACTCTGCGAAGTTAGAGCCTTATCAATCGAGGGAACGAAGGTTGCGATTTGCCCCGTCGCGGAGACAGCGACGAGATTGAAAGAAACTCCGGCGGTGATGTTGACGGTGAACGAGGCGAACTGACCTGTCGCACTCACGGAGCTTAGCGTAACGCTAGTATCGCCCCGCACGCCGAAGGTTGCGAACTGACCCGTGGCGCTCGTGGCGGCCAAGTTCTTGTCAACGGCGGGCGTGAACGTCGCTGTCTGTCCGGTCGCCGTAACAGTCGAGAGCGTTTTATCTACCTTCGGAGAGAAGGCCGCTTGCTGCCCCGTCGCAGAGACAGCCGTGAGCGATACGTTCGTGGTGCTCGAAATAGTGAAGGTCGCGAATTGTCCAGTGGCCGTAACCGCACTCGGCGTTACGCTGACCGCTGGAGTCGCTGTGGCGAACTGCCCCGTTGCACTCACGCTCGTGGGCGTGATGCTAACGGAGGGAACAAAAGTATTCCTCTGACCCGTGGCGGTAACAGCAGAGAGGTTTATGTTAGTATCAATCGAGAAGGAGAAGGTACTGAACTGCCCCGTCGCAGTTACAGCCGTTAGGTTAACGTTCGTTCCGGAAACGACAGAGAATGAAGCGAACTGTCCGGTAGCCGTTACGGAACCGAGGGTGATGTCAACGCGCGGCGAGAAGGAAGCGAATTGACCTGTGGCACTCACAGCAGTGAGCGTCTTGGCAAGGGAAGGAGATGCGCTCGCGAATTGCCCCGTGGCGGTTACGGCGGTGAGCGCAATGCTCGCATCGGCTCGAATCGAGAAGTTCGCGAACTGACCAGTGGCACTGACAGCGGTTGGTGTCTTATCTACCGCCTTCGCGAAGGTTGCGGCCTGTCCTGTCGCCGAGACGTCTGTGAGGTTTACGTTGGTTCCTGAGACAATCGACACTGTGAAGGAAGCGAATTGACCAGTGGCCGAAACAGAGGACGGTGTAACGGAAACAGAGGGAACGAACGTGGCCGTCTGGCCCGTCGCACTAACAGTCGTGAGTGTCTCGGAAACGGAAGGGACGAACGTTGAGGTCTGACCCGTCGCCGAAACAGCAGTTAGATTGACGTTCGTTGCCGAGACGGCCGTCACCGAGAAGCTAGCGAACTGTCCAGTTGCGCTCACAGCCGTTAGGTTAACGCTATCGTCGCCTCGAACGGTAAAGGTATTCGTCTGGCCAGTCGCGGGGGCTGCCGTGAGCGAGATGCTATCATCACCGCGAATTGCGAACGTGTTGGTCTGCCCGGTGGCGCTCTGGGCCGTTAGTGTTTCCTGTACGTTGGGAACAAACGGCGTGGTTTGCGCGGTCGCCGGAGCGGCTGTAAGCGGCGGGTTAGTGGTTATGGTGAGTGAAAAGGTACTCGTCTGTCCGGTTGCCGAAGCTGCGGTGAGGTTGATGTTAGTTCCGGCAAGAATCTTGAAGGCCGCCGTTCCGAGAACAGAGGCAAGAATCGAACCGCCTCCGGATTGGTTCGTGAAGGTGGGGGTTACAGAAGCGGTAGAGGAAACGACGCGATGCGCAATTGCGCCGGACGATTGGAAGGTTGAGCCAGGACCTCCAGGGCCAAGACAGAGGACGTCAGTTATGCTTGGCGAACCAGAATCAGCGAGCGCGGTAGTCCCGCCCTGCACCCACGAGACGACAAGCTCGGCGGCTTGTGCCAGCGTTCCGGTTGCCGGGCAATTGGCCGAGAGGGTCGTGCAACTAGGATTAACGTCGAGAGCGCTGAATGGTCCGAGGTAGGCGGCCGCCAGGAAGAAGTGTACAGAAGTGCCCGAGTTACCAACCGAGATTCGGGTTAAGTCACCCGCAACCGTGACGATGCTATACCACGCCGCGCCGTTCGATGTGGTGGAAGAACCAGCCGCAAGCGCGGTGTACGAGTTGCCGAGATTGTCACTGAGGGTAGTGCTGCCCATACCTCCTTGGGAGCCACCCCACAGGAAGATCAGATCGCCTACGGCAACGGTCGCGAACCCGTCTACGTTTTGGCTGGCAGTGTTTACAGGAACACTTCTGAAGATGCCGAGGCAGTCGCCAGAAACCTTACTGGCATTTAGTTTCTTGAAGGAGGCTGTTCCAGTAGCGCCCGCCGTGCTCGCGCTGGCGTTTATCGAAGGCGTCTCGGTTGCCGTCGACGAAACGAGATGATGGATGGTGGCGCACGAGCCGGTGTTTGCAGTAGTGCCGGTCGTCGCTGCGTTCGCGAAGGTGTAGGGCGAAACGGCGGTGTAGCCCGTCGTCGCGCCGTTCGCCTGCGCCATGAAGCCGATGATAAGTTCGTCGGCTTGCGAGAGGGTGCCGCTAGGAGGACAGCCGTATGGCGTAGATGCGTCGGAGAGAAGGTAAAGCATCCGATCCATGAACGCGGGATCGAACGGGCCTTCGTAGACTGCGACGACCATCGCCTCGTCGGCTGATGACGAGGCGTGAGCGCCCGTTACGGTAGTGAGAGTGCCATTCGCTTTTACGTAGGCCGAGAAGCCGTAGACGCAGGCATTGCCGAGAGCACCGTTGTAGGCGTGGATGAAGTATATGTTGCCGAGGTTGTCGGTTATCGTGACGTCATTGTTGGTGACTATACGTCCGCCGTAGTTGACGAAGATAAGATCGCCCTTCGTAACGGCGATTGAGCCGGTCGCAACGAGGCCGGTTCCGGGGCTGGCGTTTTGTTGAGTTAGGGTGCTGCGAAGAGCGCCAAAGGCCATGACATCACCACTCGGTGATGTTCTTGCGGACCATTTCAGCCTCGAGCTTATCCATCAAACTATTCGTAACGATGCCCGTTTGCACCATGTCGAAGATAGATTGAAACTTCTGAACCGATTCGGTCGTGTCCGCATCCATGACGCCGGAGACGGGATTGAAGTTGACTCCCGTGTACCAGACGGCATAGTTTAGGCCACGCTGAAGATGCATGACGCCTTCGGGCGTGTCGAGGGACCACGCCATGACGCGGCCTCCTACGCAATGCGGAGGAGCGAAGTGCCCACACCGTTCGCGGGAAGGACGAGCGTTAGCGTCCCCGAGGTGACGGTCTGCGTACCACCGAAGTCGCCCACGTACACCGCCTTGCCAGAGGAGGTTGAGTTGTAGAGCAAGCAGGCAATGGTCGAGAAGCTGGCGGAAGTCCAGTTAGGATTCACGCTCCACGACCAGAACGCCGTCGTGCCGGAGGAAGACGGCGTTGTGTTCTGCGCCGCCGTCCAGAGGAAACCGTTCGTGGTATAGCCACCACCGGAGGCGACTTCGTCGGTAGTCGCCGTATTCAGGTCCGTGAGGTTTACGGTTGCTGCTCCGTAGGTACGGGCGGCACCAACTTTGCCGAGCGCCACGGCGAACACGTTGCCGGAGGTGGTGGTGAAGTTGTGTGTCGCGGTCGCGAGCTCCACCTTGAAGCTCGTGCACATCGCAGTCGTGAAGGCCATGGGGTTACTCCTTGAAGAGTTTGTTTTCAGTATCGAGGAGAGTATTGAAGTCTCGGGTGAGGATCTGAACTATACTCGCCTTCAGAACGCGGCGGCTCTCAATGTTCTTCTCGTCCGCGACGAGCTGGAACATATAGCGGATCGTCTTGTGGGCTTGGGCGTAGAGGTCTTGGATTCGCGCCCGCATCTCCGCCATTTTCACGGGGTTCGAATCCTTGTCGCAGAGCGTACTCATTGAAATGTTGGTCATGGTTTCGACGGAGTGCGCCCCGCCGTTCGTGACGAACACCTGGACGCGACCGACGCCCGTTCCGACTTCGATTGGTTGCATATCCTACTCCTGTTAGGCGGCGATGGATTTGAGGATGGAGAGCTTCTTGTCAAGCTCCGCTTGCTTCTTCGCATAAAGCTCTTCGCCTGTGGTGAGGATCTTCTCGCGCTCCGCGATAGACTTTTCCTTCACCGCGAGGGCGTTCAGCTTCATGCCAAGGTCGGCCTCAGCTTTCTGCGCCGCTTCGACGCGGGCACCCGATTCAGCTTCTCGAATGGTGATCTTGTCGAGGAGGGTTTGAGCTTCTCTCCGCTTATCCTCGGCTGCTTTGAGGTCGCGCGCGGAGGCGACCTGCGCTTCAGAGGCTTTCTTGTAGACAGCATTTGCGTCAGCCTGCGCCTTGTCGATTTCTTTCAAGCGCGCGGCGTGCTCGGCTTTGGCCTTGTCGAGGTTCGCGGCGGCGTCCTGAAGCTCCTTCGCGCGGGCCTTCGTGGTGGCGGGGTCCGCGAGGACTGAGAGTAAGTGCGAGAGGGTTTCGTCGGCCATTGTGGGTACTCCTCTAGGTGCCGATGACGGCGACCTTCATGGAAGTCGCGTTAACTATGCCGAAGTATTCTGTTTGTCCGGCGACCATATCGCAGGAGCCGGCGACGGCGGTCGGGCCGGTGCTCCATTCGAGCGAGCAGTCTATGTCGGTGTGGATACGGACGAAACGGGTACGAATGTTAAAGGCATTGCTCGCGATGCTCGATCCGCTGATGGTGAGGGATTGGGATGCGACCGCTGGCTCTTCGCCGACCGGAACGATGCCGCGCGACACGGCGCTGATGTGTTCGTACTCTCGGATCGAGAGGCGGGCCATTTACGATAACTCGAGGATAGAGAAAGCTGCGGCCTTGTTGCGAGTATGGCATGGAGGCGGGCGGCCATGTTGGTCGGCAATTAACCGGCCGGTGTGTTCCCTGAGTGAAAAATTTCCCCTCTGTGTTTTGATGGGAGGCGGCACACGCGCGGGGGTGGCGGTACCGGGACCATAAAAAAAGCCGGGGCGATTGGCCCCGGCCCAAGAACTCCAGCGATTTCAGCTAGATAAGCGCATCAGCGGTTACTTCGTCGCCGCCGCGCTTGCCCATTTCGATCGCGTAACCCGCCATGACTTTCGTGTTAGCGCGAACTTTCGCGTAATACGATTTATCGTCGAGTTTCTGGCGATAGTGCAGCACATCACCTGCCGCCTTGTCGCCAAAGAGTGCGACCAGCACAGCGGCAAGAATGTCCTTATCGTACTTAGGTCCGCGGGCGATTCCGTCAGCGGCTTCGCGCCACTTTCCTGCGGTTGCATCCTTAAGCCACTCGACAACTTCAGGAATCGGATCGCGGCCATCGTAGGCTTCGTCGTTGGTGATCGTGTTGACGATATTCCCCAGCTTTGTCACCGCGCCCATTGCGGCAAATTGACGGTCGAGTTGTGGGTTTTCGCCGTACACGTATTCCACTTGGCCCCCAGTCTTAACGTAGGTGTAGCGGACCCCGTTGACTTCCGGGGAGCCTGTGGGGACTTTTTCGCCATCGGCATTGATCCACTCGCGCAAAGCGATCCGGCGCTTTGATTCGCCGTTTTCGTCGGCTGTGGGAGTCGTTGTGGTGTCGGTCATTTTCATTCTCCTGCGGCAGCGGCATTGCTGCCGTGGATGGAATTTGCCACGGGGTAGGATACGAGTCAAGCGGATTTGTGAGCAAGATTATTGCTTTCTTTCAGCGCAGCCCCCGGCCCCCGGCCCCGCCGCGAATCACCAGACCTCTTGCGAAACTCCTCTCCCCCGTCGCCCTAAGCCGGGGCGGTTTGGCATCCCGGAGTAACCCCCGACTAGATCGCTTACAGACCCCTACGCTTCTAGCTATGCTCCGAAACAGGGGGGTATCCCCCACCGGGCGGTGTCGCGCCCGCTCGAAGCGGACGGCCTCCCCCGACTTAACGGGGCGGTGGCAGAAATGGCCATAGGCCGCTTTAATATGCCGAGAGTGGGGGAAGGATATATTATTAGAGTTCTTAAAAAAAATTATTAAAATACATACACTATTCCATCCTCACTCCCAGCGACACCGGCCCGTGCGGGCACCCCCCCCATTTCACCCCGAGGCTGAATCCTAAGCGATCTGTAAGCGATCTGCTCAGGGTCTACTTACGGGTACGAAAACCATCCCCTCCCGAAATAAATCCACAATATCAACCACTTACAGGTGCGACAAATTGTCACATCGACACCGGCCATTGCCTATGCTAGCCTTATCGCGAGTAGAAATCCGTCTACTCCCCATAGGACACACACTCCCATGACCGACATCAAAGACTTCGTAAGCGGCGTAATAACCCGGACGCAAAATCCGGTCGCCCCGATCCTGTTACAAGACCTCCACGGCGCTGCAACAGGCATGGCAAAGACGCTCGCCGCAATCTCCTCTCAAGAGCAAGTCGAGCACCTATCCCTTCGCCTTTTGAGAGACTTCTCCGACACCGAGCTTAAAACCATACCGGGCAGTCCAGAGTTTCTGATGGCGCTATGCGCTCTCGTTACCGAGGCGTCAGTGGCGTTCGCGCAAGGGAGCACAAAGGCATGACCAACACAGCCCCCACTCCCACCTACGACGGGCAGGTGCTTTTCGTTCGCACCACCCGCTGCACACGCTGTGGCGCACTCCACACAACGAGTGAGCTGTTTGCGAATGACCCCAACAGCCGGAACGGCCGCCACCTGTTCCCCGCGCCCGTTTTCGTCGAGAACATGCCAATTGAGAAGGTTGCGACAACCGTTCGCCTCACTCCCATTTGCCATGCCTGCGCCGATACCATTCAGTCAACGACCGACAGAGAAAGCTATGCACGCTGGCAAGACACCCTCAAGCGCAAACGCTTGGAGGAACTACAGGAACGTCGCCTTGACGCAAAAGCCCGCAAACCAGAGCCAACCTTAGAGGACTTAATCTAATGACCGACACCTCTCTCACGCACCACTCAACCACACCCACGAACGCACAATCACAAATCGACTACATTCTACTGGACGGTTCCGGCTCCATGCAGGACAAGTGGTGGGACACTCTCGACGCAATAGAGGCATACGTGCAAGGCACCAAAGCCGCAAACATTCGTTCGCACTGCCTCCTTCACGTTTTCGACAGCACCGCCCTGGAACTCGTCCAGCGCGATTGCCCCATTGAAGCGTGGATCTCACTCCGCACGCAGCCCGTGAGCAGCTATTGGTGCGGAACTCCCCTTTACGACGCCATTTCCCTCATGGCCACCAAGCTCCGCGACCTAGACCCGCCCCGCGCTTCGATCGTGATCGTGACCGACGGCGACGAAAACGCCTCCAAATTCACCTCCAGCGACCAAGCGAAGGCCCTTCTGGACTGGATGCGAGCAAAGGGCTGGCAGATCACCTTCATCGGGGCCGATTTCAACAACCGCCGCCAAGCTCACACCCTCGGCGCCAACGAGCACACTTCCATCGGCGTCCAGCAGAAGCGCCTCTCCGACGCCACAGCGGCCCTCGCAGCGAAGCGCGCCCGCTATGGCCTCTATGGCGAGGCCATGCACTACACCGACGCTGAGAAGCAGACCTTCGGCGGCTACCTGAACGGACCAGCCAAATGAGTAGCGAATACCTCCCATTCCTCATCGAGTTAGGGCTATTGATCTACATTGCCTACAAGGTGACGTGATGAACGCTTCCGATACCACCGCCCCGAGCTTGACGCTCCTAATCAAGCTCCTCAAGATGACAACCTCATCGCACGACGCTGAGGCCCTAGTCGCTTGCCGCAAGGCGAACGCGGAACTGCAAAAGTTCGGGGGCGACTGGGACACTTTGCTTCGCGGGAAGGTGACGGTCATTGGCGACCCCTTCGAGAACCTGCGGAAGCCAGACCCCGGTCGCACGGAGGCTCCACGCAGCGCACCGCCACCGCCTCCACCACCTCCGAGGCCGTCCACGCCACCACCACCCCCACAACCACGACCAGCACCCCAAGCGCCGCCTCCATACCAAGGCTTCTCCGTTCGCCCCAAAGCAGCGAAGCCGCCGCCAAAGGCGGCTCCCAAGCCCGTTACTCCCACAAAGCCACCCGCTTGGAGCAATCGCCCCAAGGCCGGGAGCATTAAGCTAGAGGATCTAATCTAATGAGCAAATTCGGATGGAGCTATCCGCCCGGCGTTACCGAATCCATGCTTCCCGGCAACAGCAAGGCAGAGCAGGAGCAGGAAAACCTCGTCGAGAGCATCTACGAGGCCATCAAAGCCTTCCGAAAGTTCTACGACAGCGAAGGAGGTGAAGGCGACACCATCGAAGATCAGGTCGCATCGCAAATCGAAGCAATGCTTTCCGAAGCCTACGCAAAGGGCAAGGCCGACGCACAGAGCGACGAAGCCCTCGTCCATGAGCTTCAGCCCACCCATGCCGACGACCTCACAATCTTCCTCGAATCGAAAGGCTTGAAGGAAGAGTTCTTGCAATGGCTATCCACCCAACCCCTTAGGAGCTAACGCAATGGCAATTCGCAACTGGCTCTCCGGAGCACCGACCGACGACATCATCGAGGCGCGTTTCGAAGCCCCTCCCATCGCCACTATACCGAAACCGGCGCGAAACGCTGCGGACCCTGCGCCCGCTCGCGCGCTCGATCCCGTCGCCATCATGACGCAGGTGACGAAGGTCATCGAGCGCTACGTCGCGGACGCAAAAGAACAAGAGCTTCACACCCAGAAGCTTCAAATCGAATTAACCGAATCCCTTTTAGCGCAGGAGGCTTTCCGAAAGAAGATCGACTTCCTGGAGCTAGAGAATATCGAACTACGCAATAACCTCCAAACCAGCGAGGCAGCTAACTACGACAAAACCAAAACGCTCGAAAGCCTTCGAAGCGCACTCGATGGACTAGGTATCCAGAAGCGTCAACGGAATGGCAACCGCAGGAAGGACGAAGCGCCATGCAACGACACCTCACTATCGTCGCCCTTATCCTCGCCAGCGGAGTTGCCGCCGACACCGCCACCGCTCTCGAATGTCAGCCCCGCCCCGACGACCGAAGCTATTGGGCATGGCGAATCATCGACGGAGAGCGGTGCTGGTATCGTGGGCACCGCGTGATGAGCAAAAGCGATCTGCACTGGCCGAAGGCGAAACCGGCGCCAAAGGCGCCTCCCAAACCATTAGTGCCTCCCAAACCATCCGCGCCAAGGTATCGCATCGACCCGATCTTCCCACCACAAATTCGGGCCGACGAAGAGCCGAATGAAATCGACAAACTCGCGGACGCCCCACCCTTTCCTGACATCATCGAAGAGCGCCCGTTCGGCCCCTGGGAGGAACGCATAATGGGCGCCTTCACACGCGATAAGGAATAACGCAATGGCCCAAATCGACTTTGGAAAATACAAAGGCGAAGACATCGAGAATGTGCCTCCCGACTACTTGCGCTGGCTCATTCGTAACTCGCAAGAGAAGATCGACATGTGCGAGAGCGAACTACGGCGCCGCTCGCCTCAAGTGAACAACAGCGTAATGGCACAGCTCGTTAAGTGCGGGCGCAGCGAACTCATCAGCTGCTCACCCGCCTCCGAGCACGACGTCATCAACCGCGCCCACGACGCCCTCATGAAGGCGATAACCGACGCCGCAGGAGCAGACAAATGACCGACCCACTCGCAATCGACATGATCCGCACTCTCCGCGAAACGCACAACAACAGCATCGAGGCTGCTGCGAAAGTCGCCCGCCTCTACGAGGACGAGACAATCGCCCTCGCCATCCTCTCACTTAAAGTGGAGATCCCAAGTGAGCCTAATCATTCCTCACACCCTGAAAGCAATGAAGCGCCATGACAACATCCCCCACCTCTGGAGAGTCACCTGTTCCTGCGGCTGGAGCGCCTACGCCGGACACGAATCAAACGTCCGAGCAGCCTTCTCCCAGCACATCCTCGAAGAAGAGCCCTTCCCTGCCGACGACATCTTCGATACAACCAGCGGCCCTCACTCTGATTGAGGTCCTCGCCGTTGTGCATAGCGCCGCGCGGGTCGCAAGACTTCGTATCCAAGACGGGCGCGCTCGCGAAGCGATGGCCCTGTTCGAACACTCCCTCGCACAAGAAATCGAAAAGCGAAAGACACAACCATGAAACATCGCCCATTCGTAATCGTTGAGTCGCCGTATGGAGGCGACATCCAGCGCAACTTGGTATATCTCCGGCGTGCTCTCCGCGACTCTTGGAACAAGGGCGAACATCCTCTCGCCAGCCACGGCTATTATCCTTTCTTTCTTGATGAAACCAAGCCAGAGGAAAGGAAAGCCGGTATCGAAGCCGGCTACAAGCTGTGGCCTCTCGCGAACAAGATAATCTTCTACGCCGACTACGGAATGAGTAAGGGGATGGACGCCGCGCTCGATCGCGCCGTTCATCATCACCTTGACGTAGAGCAGCGAACTATCGGGAGTAATCCATAATGGCAAACCTCGGTCGCTTACCACTCTCAGCCTTCGACCCAAGGCTTCGTGCCCTCATCGAGAGAGGTTGTCGCGAGTACGTCGAAGTCGCTTGCGACACATCGCGCAAAGCACAACACCTCCGCAATGTCCTCACGACCTATCGTGCCCGCCTTAAGCAAGAGCTTAAGGAAGAACGCGCAATGTGGGAGCCCTTATATGGAGCAATCATCTCGACGAAGAAAAGTTATCCGAATATCGTCACCCTTCGCCCTCGGCTTTCAGAGTTCTCATCTATTCTTGACCACCTTGACCTCCCGGAGCCCTCAGCACAAGCGCCCGAACTGGAGGCCGACCCGCTCGAAACCCTCTTTACCGAAACCGAAGCCGAAACGAAAGGCAACTCGCATGAGCCGTGACCTCATTGGCGCGCTCACAATCCTCTGGGTGTGCGCGGGCCTCACCCTCTGGCTTCTCTGGCTACGCACATGACGAGGGGGAAAATACTTCTTGACAATACGGGCCGGTTGTGGCATCATACCCCCATGAGCAAAGGCCGACCCCGCGTCCCATACCTCCGCGTTGACTTCAAAGTCTCGCTACCTGCGGCGCTCGCTGCCGAGATTGATTTGATGTTCAGCGATCCCATTACCAACCGGCCAAAGTATGGGGCGCGGGCGAAGCTCATTCAAGCCCTACTCGAAGATTGGCTCGCTGGACAGCGAGGCGAGAGTAAGCGTCACATTCCCTCCTTAGAGGAGTTGCGTTAATGCCCGAGATCCGAGACTACTACACCCACGTCAAGGACATGGACATCGCTCAATTACATACCCGAGCGCTTGAACTAAAGGCGGGCGCTTCGCAGTATCGCGACATGGGCGACGAAGCACTCGCTGAGCTTCTGGCGGTAACGCGCGAAATGCGAAAGCGAGCGGCCATCGGCACCCGAAGGGGAGGCACGAAAAAGCCCCGCTCCGACAAGGAAAGCCTAGAGGCATTGATCTAATGGAAACAGCCCTTATTACAGCTTTCCTCCTTTACATTCCGCCCCCGCGCTTCGACTATCCATATCGCGGCGACCTTGACATCACTTGGGTCAACGCCCAAAGGATACGCTCCCTGTGCCCCACCAGCGACGTTGCGTGCGTTACCTCCCATGATGAGCGCGTTTGCCGCGTCGTGTTCAACGTTCACTACCTCATCGACTACGATTTGATAATGCGTCACGAACAAGGCCACTGCAACGGCTGGCCATCCGACCACCCACGCTAAAGGAAAACGCGAAATGACCGACACAAAGCTCACAGCCATACTTCCTCAGCACATCGACAGCACGATGATTTCCTGCTTCCGTTCCTGCCCACAGAAATTCAACAACGAGTTCAACTACGGCCTTCGGCCAGCGGCCTTCAGCATTGATCTTCACGCCGGAGCCTGCGTTGCTGTCGGCATTGAGGCAGTGGGCCGCGCCGTCCACGAAGGCGGGAAGCCACTCGAACACGCCTTTGCGATCGGGCACGGCGCCTTCCTCGATGCGTGGGGCGATTTCGAACCACAGAAGGACACCCCCAAAACGAAGGACCGTTGTTGGGAATCCATCGAAGAATACTTCGCAGCCTTCCCTCCACTCACGGACCACATTCAGCCCTATTTCGTGAATGGCAAACCGACTTACGAGTTCACCTTCGCCGTTCCATTAGAACCCGCAATACCACTAATCGACTACCACGACTACGACACAGCCTACTTTCCTCTTCATCCCTCGGGCCAGCCATTCATCTATTGCGGGAGGCTGGATCGCCTCGGGCAATGGGGCGGGAAGGTCGTCGGCCAAGACGAGAAGACGACGAAAAGTATCTCCAGCAATTGGAGTGATCAATGGAACCTCCGTTCTCAATTTATCGGCTACTGTTGGGCCTTGCGGCAAAGTGGGCTCGCTATCGACACAATCGCCGTCCGTGGCATCGGCATCCTAAAGACGAAAATTACAATCGTCGAGGCGATAAAAACCTACTCCGATATGATAATAAACCGCTGGCATGAACAGCTAAGGCGCGACCTATGGCGACTAGCGCGCGCGTGGGACGAAGGCTACTTCGACTACAACCTAGCCGACGCCTGTACGACGTATGGTGGGTGCCCTTTCACCGGACTCTGTACCTCACCACAGCCGGAATCGTGGGTCCATCAATTCGCAGTGAAGAGGTGGAATCCGCTAGAGAAAAATCCCGTCGCCGAAGAGAAAGCAGCCTAATGCCTCAACGTGACCGACACATGAACTGGAACCGGCGCCCGGCTTCCTTCATTCGCCGGGTGCCGATCTTCTTCTGGAGACGCCGATGACCAACGTCACTCGCCTTCCATTCACGCTTAGAGGTCGCTGCAAGGTCGTCGGCATTCATGAGCATATTCGCACCATATCCGGACGGAAGGATTCGATCGGCAATGCCGTGCTTTCGCAGATAAGCCTCGGTTGGTTTATTCACACGGACCTTGACGACGGCGGCCTTTCGTTCGGATATGGGCCAGAGAAACCGCCATTGCAAACTGGCGACACCCTTGAAATCTCACTCGTAAAGGTAGAGCCATGACAAACGAACAAATACTCCAAGCAGCTACGCAGCTACAAGAACTTGTCAGCAAACAGCTAACAGGCCCCTTCGAGGACGACATCGAATTCGATCGTCGCCTTGGAAATATCGAAATGTACCTTCTCGACATGCGCTGTCATATCGACGACGACTGGCGGAAGCTTCGCGAAATGCCACGAACGCCCAGAGCGCTATTCTTAGAAGAACTGTTCAAACCGACAACCTTAGAGGAACTAATCTAATGAAATTACGCCCAAGCAGCAATCTTCTCATTGGGCCAGCGGGCACGGGGAAAACGACATCGCAAGTGAGCATTCTGGCATCCGGCTTGAAGCTCGGCTTGCTTTGCACGGAGCCCTCAGCTCCCGCGCGCATCATCGAGGAGGCAGAGAAAGCCCATGTCTCGATTGAGAACTTCGACTGGAAATTTATCAGCCCGGCTGTCCCAGCTTGGGACTCGCTCATCAAGAGTGCCGAAATCGTCAACGCCATGTCCCTCAAAGACATCGCGGACATGCGAAGCGGAATCGCGAAACCCGACGGAAAGCAGTGGATCGAACTACTCAAGGCAATTCAGGACTTCCGCTCAGATCGAACAGGTCAGTCTCTTGGTGACGTCACAGAATGGGGAAGCGATCGCGCTTTCACTATTGACGGCCTTACGGGAGTCTCCACTATGTCTCGAAATCTCACCGTCGGGCTTAAGCCTAACCCGAGTCCAGGGGAATGGGGCGTGATGCAGTCGAACATCCTTACCTTAATGCAAAAGCTCACCGCCGATTGCAAGTGCATGTTCACGATGATAGCGCACGTCGAACGAGAGAGCAGCGAGCTAACCGGGCTCTCCTCCATCACCGTCAGCACGTTGGGTGCAAAGCTCGCGCCCAAACTTCCGCCGCTTTTCACGAACGTCGTCTATGCAAAACGGATCGCAACCGACTTCCTGTGGTCAACAGCCGATACCGGAGTGGACACCAAGAACGGCGACTTGCCGCTTAGTGACCATCTGGCTCCCTCCTTCCTGCCGATTATCGAAGCATATCGTCGTCGGCTAGAAGCTGCCAACAAAGCAGTCACCTTGAAAATCGTAACCTAACATCGCAAAAAGGAACGCAAAAATGGCTTTCGACCCTCAGCAATTCATGAACACTCCAGCCGATCCACTTCCAATTTCCTACGAAGTCATTCCAGAAGGCGAATACCAAATGCTTCTGGACTCTGATCCGAAGATGCTGGAAGTGCGGAAGGTAGAAGGCGTCTCGGCTCGCTCCGGTGATCCGTACCTCTTCTATCAGCTTGAGCTTTCGTGCCTTGTGCTTGACGAGAAGGTGAAGCAGAAGCTCGGTCGCGACAAAGTGACCGCGCGGATGCGGATCAATCTCGACTTCGACGATACCGGCAAACTGGTGAACGGCCCGAACCGAAACGTTGCTCTCGGGCAGTTGCGTGAGGCGCTCGGCCAAAACAAGCCCGGCTGGACTCCACAGCAATTGCTCGGTGCCGGTCCCTTCATCGGGCGCGTTAAGCACACCTCCTCCAAAACGAATCCCGAACAGAAGTTCGCGGAAGTCGTCAAGGCGGGGAAGATTTCTTAGCTTCCTAGCAGCCCCTCTACCCGTCGGGCTGTTAGGCTACTACCCTCGGGGAGCAATTACCCCCCTCTCCGAGGGGCTTTTTCAACAGGAGAATTCGCTATGCCCGACTCCGAATCCCCCATTTATGACCAGCTTCGCCCCGCCGGAATCCAGGTTCTTGGCGCGATCCGCTGGAACCGCGAGATAGCGCGGAAGGAATGTTCCTTCCCCGTGCTCGAACAACTCGTCCTCGACCACAACACGGGCCAGAACCGATGGGTCCGTGTTCCCATCTACCCCGACGACTACCAAGGCGAGAAGCCGCCGATCGGAAAGCCCTAATGCCCATCATAGCGATCACGAGCATCGTGGTTGGCGATCGACAGCGCGAACTTGATCGCAACCACATCGGGAGCCTCAAGGAGAGTATCCTCTCGAAAGGGATACTGCATCCTCCCGTCGTAATCAAAGCCGGGGCCGAGTATCGGCTCGTCGCCGGAGCCCATCGCCTCGAAGCGATGCGCGAGTGCAACGAAACCGAGGAGATATTCTACTATGACGGCAACGCGCTCGAGCCGGGCCTCGTCCCCGTCACGAACGTCTGGGACCTGTCCCCCGCCGATCTTCTGGAGACTGAGCTTGAAGAAAATATCATCCGCCTTGACATCCCCTGGCAGGATCGTGCGCGTGCCCTCGCCGCCATTCACGAACTCCGCCAAAAGGAGAATCCGGGCCAGAGCTTCCAAGATACAGCAGTTGAACTGGCAGCTAAAGATAGCTCGGTCTCGCCTCGCACCCTACGACGAGAGGTCCGAAATGCCTCCATACTGGCTGCTAACCTTCATCGCCCATCTATCTCAAAGGCGCGCAACGCTACGGAAGCGTTGGGGATACTCTACAAAGAGGAAGAAGCGAAAGTCGAAGCCGCCCTCATTCAGCGGCGCCACGCCTCCGCGAACGCCGTAGCGCCACCATGCTCTTGCGTGTTGGGCGATATGCGAAGTATTCTTCCCTCTCTCAACACGGAGATGTTCGATGCGATTATTGCCGATCTCCCATATGGGATTGGTGCAGATACCGGAGGCTTCCGACAACGCACGGTCGAGCACCACAACTATGACGACAGTCCCGACCACGCCAAAGCCCTCATGCAAACCGTCATTGCGGAAGGTTTTCGCGTCGCGAAACTACGTTCTAATCTGTTCATATTCGGGGACGTGGACCTATTCCAATACTTTAAGACCGCTGCTGCGAGTATGGGGTGGAAGCCGTGGCGTACTCCTATCGTTTGGCAGAAATCTGAGTCGGAAGGTCTGGCGCCTTGGGGACGCGAAGGTTTTCGTCGAACCTATGAACTTATCTTCTGGGCTACCAAAGGACAGCGCGGATTACTATTATCTCCTACAGACATTCTCACGATTAAGAGGGTTGCCCGTCAGGAGCGCCGCTACGGTCCAGAGAAGCCAATCGAGTTACTTAAACGACTTATTGAGTGCTGCACAATGCCGGGCGATTACATCCTTGATCCGTGTGCTGGAGCAGGAAGCACGCTCGCCGCCGCGAGGCAGCTTAAGCGCAAAGCTCTCGGAATCGAAATCGACCCCTCCGCCCACGCCTTAGCGGTCGTGGCCGCCGACCACGACGAAGAGGAGGAACCTGTTGCTCGCGCCCAATGACATTTGGTTTGGAACCTCGGGTCCCCGCACAGCCGAAATCGTGCTGGTCGGGGAAGCGTGGGGCGCCGCGGAAGACGCTGCAAAGTCTCCCTTCTGTGGCAGCAGCGGGCAGGAACTGAACAGACTCTTGCACGAGTCTGGATATGTGCGGGATGCCATCTTCTGCACGAATACCGTTCCTGCCCGCCCGGCTTCGAATGAAATGTGGCAATTTTTCGAGCCCGCGAAAGGAAATCCGAAACCAGCCCTTCGCGGCTTGCATCCGACGGAACAAATCCACGCCTCCCTACGGGCGCTGTATGCTCAGCTATCTGCTATCAAACCGAAGCTCATTATCGCCACCGGCAATTATGCCCTCTGGGCGCTGACGAATTGCACCGGCTATAGCATTCCCGCCGAAGCGCAGGGTCGTCGCTGTCCGAGTGGAATTGAGTCCTGGCGAGGGAGTATGTGGTATGCCGACGCTAGTCCGTTTTCCGAAACGAAACTTCTCCCCATCATCCACCCCGCAGCCATTATGCGGGAGTGGTACAAACGTCCGGTTACTAAACATGACCTCTCAACTCGCATTCGCCAGGCGCTCGATGGAGATTGGCGACCTCCAGAACCCGTGGTGTATGCTCCTCCTAGCTTCAATCAGTGTACCGCAACTCTACGAGCTTGGATCGAGCGCGCAAACTCTTCTCCACTTCGCCTCGTGTGCGACATTGAAACTGCTCGCGGACTCATGACCTGCATCGGCTTCGCGAGCAGCGAAGCCTTCGCCATGACGATCCCTTTCATTCGTCTCGCCGATGCCGGATTTCGCTTCGATTCCTACTGGAATGAGGAAGAAGAATATGAAATCACTCGGCTTATTCGGAAGCTCTTGGCGCATCGCAATGTGGAAATCGAAGGGCAGAACTTCCTCTACGACACCCAATACATCCACGCCTTCCTCGGAGTCATCCCTAACCTATCATTTGACACCATGCTGGCGCATCACCTTTTATTCCCCGGTACACCGAAGGGCTTGGATTATCTATCTTCCCTCTATTGCCACTATCACTGGTATTGGAAAGACGACGGGAAAGAGTGGGACACCCGAGGAGACCTCGAAAGCCATCTGCGATACAATGCCATGGATTGCTTGAGAACCTACGAGGTAGCCAGCGTCCTCCGTAAGCTAATCGTCGACATGGGCCAAGAGGCGCAATGGAGTGAAGAATGTCAGAAGAACAACCTCGCCCTCCGCATGATGCTCCGCGGGGTCCGCATCGACCAAACGCGACGAGCAAACCTTGCTTTACAGTTAGCTACAGCGAGGGAGCAATACGCCTCATGGTTCGAAAGGATGTTTCCTCAATCGCTGTCCGAGACTTCCTCGGACACGAAATGGTACGACTCGACCTACCAACAGCGCGACATCTTCACGGAACAGTTTGGATTACGACTTCCACTGCACAGGAAAACTGGGCAGCCCACCTTTGGAAAGGAAGCACTTGGCACTCTTTCCGCGCGACACCCGGAATTCATTCGCCTGTTCGAGTCGCTTCGCGACTATCGGTCACTCGGCGTATTCTACAATACTTTCGTAAAGGCGCCCCTCGATCCTGACGGACGAATGCGCTGCATGTTCAACACAAGCGGGACAGAGACATTTCGATGGAGCAGTTCCTCTAACGCTTTCGGGCGTGGGACTAACCTTCAAAATATCCCATCCGGAAATGAGGAGTGATGCCTTTAGAGGTACTGTTCTTAAGTAATGGCGCAACGACCCCGTTCCGGGCCTATACGGAGAGCGCGGCCTACGATCTTTCCGCTTGCCTCTTGAATGATGTAGGCCGTCCGTTCACCGCGACCATCGCCCCCCACACCACGAAGCTCATCGGCACCGGCCTAGCACTTCGCCCGCCAGCGGGACATCTGGTTCTGGTATGTTCCCGCTCGGGGTTTGCAGCCTCTGGCGTATTCGTAGCGAATGCGCCGGGGGTTGTTGACCCCGACTACACGGGCGAGATTAAGGTCATCCTCTACAACGGATCGCTGGAGCCCTTCTACGTCAAGCATCGGGACCGAATAGCGCAAGCGCTCCTCGTCCCGTATTGTCCCGCCGACATGGTTGAGGTAAGTGCGTTTCCGCCCTCCGAAAGGGGCGATCGCGGCTTCGGGAGCACAGGCAAATGAACTGGATCACAATAATAAATATGATTGGCCTATTCGCACTTCTTGCGTGTTGGATTTGGTCGAGGAAACTTTAACCATGACCCCAACACCGGCACAGGTCGAGGCGGCGGCGAAGGTCATTAATGAAATTTATGATGAAGGCATGCCCCCCAGCGGTGTGGTCATGAAGACTGCTAGAGACGCCCTCACCGCCGCTGCGGAGGCTGGGCCAATCGACGGCCCCGGAGGCACCGCCGCTGCTGATGAGGTTGTGAAGAAGGACGAAGAAGTAGCAAGGATGCCATCCGAAATGATGGCTAAATACCGAGAGCAGCACACCGCTGCTGCGGAGGTTGGGCCAGTCGGATACAAAGGCTCTCATTCGCGAGGTGAGAGTGATCCTTCCGTGAGGCCGGATTACCCGACTGGCTCCCCATTTAATCCAGACGGCAGTGACTATCATATTTTGAACGCTATTGAGGACATTCAAGCCGCTGCGGAGGTTGGACATACCAGAGAAGATCAACTCGTTATTGCCGCCGCAGAGGCACACGTTGAGGTAATGCAGCAGGCCGTTGCTGCCGAACGCGAACGCTGCGCACAGGTGGCGGAAGCATTCCCGGCGGGAATGGACCGGATAAAGGCTGTGATTGCTAGAGAGATCGCCGCCGCCATCCGTGCGCAGAAGGACAAGCCATGACCGTCGAGCTTCCCAACATCCGCAAGCTCTTCGTCCCGGACCCCGGCTACATCATATTCGATGCGGACCTCGCGGGCGCCGACGCGCAGGTGGTTGCAGCCGAAGCCGAAGATCGCGATCTGCTGGAAGCTTTCAGGAAAGGAATGGACGTCCATGCCAAAAATGCTACGGACCTATGGGGAGATTCGTTCACGTCGCTTACGGGCTCTCGCCAAAAAGCTCGACGCCAGCAATGTAAGCAAGCCGTTCACGGCACAAATTATGGTGCCAGTGCGAAGACGCTCGCAACAGTATTGGGATGGAGCATTAGAGAAGCAGAGGCTTTCCAGCATGGCTGGTTTGGACTGCATCCCGGAGTTAAGCAGTGGCATTCAAGAGTTGAGAGTGACCTGCGAGCTTCGCGCATCGCGCGAAATCGCTTCGGGTATCGAATCATTTATTTCGACCGAATTGACGCTCTGCTGCCGCAGGCTCTCGCGTGGATTCCTCAATCCACAGTGGCGCTCACCTGCTTCAGAGGAGCCTTACAACTCGAACGTACCTGTCCGTGGGCGGAGATCCTCCTCCAAGTCCACGACAACCTAGTCTTTCAGGTGCCCCTTGAACACAGCGGAAAGCATGACGAGATAAAGACCGCCCTTCGTAACCCAATACCCTACGCCCCGGAATTGACTATTGACTGGAAGCTCTCCAAAAGCACACACTCATGGGGCGAGTGTGAAGCGGTATAATAAAAGGGCCGGTGGCCATCCGTGCCACTGGCCGCTCCCTTGGAGAAGTCCGTGCGCCACTTTAAGAACTGGCTCCAAGCCTACACGCAATTTACGATGGATTCGGAATCCCCTCTCGATTTCCATTTCTGGACGGGGGTCGCGACCATCGCAGGTGCGCTACGCCGTCGCGTGTGGATCGACATGCGGAAGTTCCAATGGACCCCCAACTTCTACATCGTGCTTGTCGGCCCTCCGGGGATCGCGAACAAATCCACCTCGATCAAAACCGGCATCCGGTTGCTGGAGCAGGTTCCGAGCATCCACTTTGGCCCTCAGTCGCTAACGTGGCAAGCCCTCACGGACGCCCTGAGTGAAGCCATCGAGCACATGAAAATGACCGATCCGAACGGGGCGGATGTGTTCCTCCCAATGAGCTGCCTCACAATTTCCATCAGCGAGCTAGGCACCTTCCTTAAGTTCGACGACGCTTCACTCAGCGACGTTTTGGTAGATCTCTGGGACGGACAGCTCACCCTTTGGGGCCACCGCACTCGAACGAACGGCGCCGTCGAAATCCGAAACCCGTGGCTGAACATAATCGGCTGCACGACGCCCGCGTGGCTGAAGGCAAACTTCCCTGACCACATGATCGGAGGCGGATTGACCTCCCGCATCGTATTCATCTATGGTGATAAGAAGCGCTCTTATATTCCGTACCCTGATGAAATGATTCCCGCCGCCGATTACCACGACATCGAGTCAAAACTCGTCAGCGATCTCCAGCAGATCGCCACGATGCAAGGCGAATTCTCCATCAACGCACCGGCCCGCCAATGGGGAAGGGACTGGTACACAAAGCACTGGCAATCACAGCCTCCGCATCTCGCCAGTGAGCGATATGCTGGCTACGTCGCCCGGAAGCAAACGCACATTCACAAGCTCGCGATTGTCTGCGCCGCCTCTCGATCGAACGGAATGGTCATTGGCCCCGAGCACCTGCAAGAGGCGGAAGCCATCCTGAACTCCGCCGAGCCCCATATGAAACGGGTGTTCGAGTCGATCGGAATGGTGGGCGAAGCCAAGCGGGCGAAGGAGATCGTTGCCTTCGTGCGGGCGCAAGGCTGGACCTCGAGCAGCACCCTCTGGCGACTCGTGCAGAGCGTAATGAATCAGCGCGAATTCAAAGAAGCGCTCGACGCCGCAGTGAAGGGCGGTCAGCTAACGATCGAGAGGCGAAATGGTGAACTCGGCGTCGTCAGTACGCTGGCGGCGGGAATTTCCCCCGGCTCTTCTTCTGGGACTTCACCAACGCACTCAACCCCCGACCTTTCGGGGGAGCCACCTTCTTCTTAGGGGGCGCATATTCGGGAAGCGCCCCGCCGGGGTCCGCATTCGCGAAATCCGCTCCGACCGATTGCGGAATACCTAGCGTACTGTTCCCGCTCTTCGCGGCGAACATCGCCTTACGCTGAGCTTGTGAAACGGGGGGCATTTTTATCTCCTTCTAGATGTTGATTGACCAATGCCCGGAATCGTGGGTCCCGGAAGATAATCCTCCGGCCCATACGGGACACGCGGGTAGGGGAGGGGAAGGTCCCCACCCATTCGCTTCATTAAATCGTACAACCCAAGATCTTCTCCCATAGGATTCGCTGTGGGAGGAATAGGAGAGCCCATTGGCTCGGGCTGCTCGTATTCTCGATGGGGGTAGTCTCCTCTAACGAGAGGATTTATCACACTCTGAATCGGATAGAGGAGTTTCTGTAGCAACGCCGCAACGCCCTCGGAGGACCCTTCAACGTTTTCGCTCCGCCGCTGGTTCGTGAGATCCGTCGGCATTACCGCGTCCTCCTCACATCAATGTCGGCCCCCGGATACAACTCCTGAATGCTCCGAATCAGCGGAATATCCTTAAGGTGCGTCGAGAGCCCGGCCTCTTGCATAGCCTGCCCCTTCGCGCGGGTCACGAAGCTTTGTCGGATTTCATCGGCTGTGATGGCTTTCGTCCTCGCTTCCGTGGGGAGGTTTTCGTTGTAGTCCCTGATCGCTTGGATCGCGCGCGTGTAGTTCTCTTTGTCATCGCTATTTCTCCCTTGCCACGCTTGCCTTAGAAGGCCTTCCCGTTTCAGCTGCCAGAACTCAAGCGCCTCACGCTGCGCCATTATGACGTCCCACTTTTGCGTGAGCCGTTGTGGCTGGAAGCCTGCGGCCATACTCAGAGCTTCCATTAGCTGAACGCTATCACTCGTATCGAACTTAATCACCGCGGAGCCTGTACGGGTCCGTATCGCGGGGTCCTCTCCGCGAAGCGCCTGATACGATTTGCTCAGTCCCGCAAGCGCCCGAGGCATCGCCTTCGTCCACCTCTGCGCATCATTCCATGCCAGTTGCGTGTCGGTCAGCGCGTTGTAGAAATTGGCGTTCGTCTGGAACGCATAACCCGCGACCTGCGTCACGCTGTCCAGCAATGCCTTCTTCGGGTCCTTCGAAGCTCCCTGTCCGAGGAGCGTATTGGGGTCCGCCGGAAGCAAGCGCCCGAGCCCGATGCTCTTCGAAAGGTCGACGGTGGGGAACGGCACACCCATCAGCCCCATGAGCGCCTGCATCCCAAAGCCATACCGCGAGGAGCCATGTAGCAGTAAGTCCGGGTTAATCTTCCCGCTCGTCATGTCGATGATGAGCTTTCGTGCTTCCTGCTCAGGGTCCCAATCCTTTCCGAACAACCTCCAACCGACTGCCTTGATAATGTTCTTCATGTCGTCCGCGCCCGGAAGCCCCATCATTCCACCAAGGAAGGCAAAGACGAGAAGCGATCGTACTCTTGCCTCTGGATAATGCCATAACATGAACATCGTATTCTGCAAGAAGTTCTTGAACATGAACACCGTGCGGAACTTACCCCGCATGAACGCAGGATTCGCCCACTGGTGATAAATGAACTGCGTGCTCTCGGTCGCATCCTTCGCCACCACGAACGCCGCCGCTTCATTCTCCGACCATCCCTGCTGAATGAGGGATTCGTATTGCAGAGAGTGTTTCTGCACCATTTCCTTAACGTACTTGGCGGTTGGGTTATCGAGAGCGAGTTGCCACGCCGCCCGAAACGTCACCCGCCGGTTAATCTGTTCCGTCGTCTGGAACATAAAGCTCGAAGCCTCAGCGAACAGCCTCGCCAATTCCGCTGCCTTTCCGAAACTGCCCTTTCGAAGATTATCCTGCTCGGTTAGGCCAGCGAGTTCGGGTGCCATCGCCTCCGTGATGATTCCTTGCTTTACACCTTCCGAGAGCGCCCGCATATCACGAGCCGCCGTCAGTCCCGCAAGCGTCCCGCGCTTGTAGAAGGTCGAGAGGTTCGTCCCCGCCCTCGTCATTCCTGCAATGGCCTTGACGTCGCCAAACTTTCCAGCAAGGAACGGATAACTGCCAAGAGCCATTTGCGAGAGATTGATGAACGCAGCCGCTGGACTGAAGCCGAGCCCCCAATGGAACATTACTCCTCTAAGGTGGGCGAAATCCGGCTTCGGATCGAGCATATAGTTCAAATGCTCGTTCATGAAGTTATGAATCTGAATGCGCTTCGTACCGTCCCCTAATCCTTCGGCAGATAGCTTAGTAAGTCCAATCTCATCTCGAAGCGCTTGAACGTACTTGACGTTGGTGAAGTAGTTCGATCCATGGAAAAAGTAATTCGCATAAGCCCGCATAAAGTCCATACTATAACCGGGAACTCTACTCTTTCGCTGGAACCGATGTTGGAAACCATGAGCGGGGGCGTATTCATATTTCAACTCCGAGATGGTTTTGCGCTGTTCGTCCGAGAGTTCGAGCTTCTCTGCAATGAGGTCCAGCAGCCCCGGCGGGAGCCCCATGAATGGCTTCGCTTGCTCCGGGATGGCTGTTTCCTGAAACACCTCGCCCGGTAGCAGCTTGCCTTCCAAATCCTTCCTACCCCTTTTTCGTTTTGCCTCCGTTTCGTAGTGGTAACGCGACCGCACGTTTCCGTCCTGATCCTTTATTAGAAGAACGAAATCCCCGAACCTCATCGCGGGCGCATAGGGAATCTGCTTCATTCGCTCAATCTGAAGGGTGATTTCATTCATCCGTTTTAGAAGAGCGGCAGGGTCTGAAATCTTCCTCGCTTCGGCTCTCAGTAGTGCCTCATAGCGAAGGAGCATCGTATCGAAGTCGCTCGTCACCTTGTCGAATACCGCCCGCGCCTGTGCGTTCAGGCCGTGGTCCTTCTGCATTTGATTGAGTTCGTCCGCCGTTGGCCTTCGGATCACATTCGCAAGGTACTCTGTGGGCGAGAGGAAGTCCATATTCATATACGCGTCGAGCATTGCTGATACGTTATCAGCTTGCTTCTTGCCAAGATTCCTCCATCCTCGCAGTGTCTCAATCGCGACCGTCATCATCTGCGCCCGTTCGAGTTGCTTTTGCTGCCAAAGCTCTACATATCGCTGAAGGGGCTGAATATGTAGATTCCTCGCAGCGACCTGCACAACCGAGAGCATCCACTTATAAAAGCCATTAAACCTGTCGGCAGCGGCGGCCATCGCCCGAGCTTCTGGCGTCTCTCCCACGCTCGCCATGACGCGGCGCCCCGCGATACTCGTGATGTCGGCATCCGTGCTCGGATAGTCGCTAACGCCGATTCCTTTCATGGCGCGGCTATTCGCCTCCGCGAGGGCGTTTTGATTTGCCTCATTCGCAGCGGCGACTACTGGCATTTCTGTGAGGCGCGAATCCAACCACTGTGCGATCCACGTATCAGGGGTCTGTGGAATGAGGAATTTTGCCCGAAACGCATCATAGATGGTCCGCAATGCCTTGCCTAACCGTGAGAAGAATCGATCCGCCGCATTGAGGACAACAGGACTTGTCGTGAAGTGGCGGGCGACTTGTTCCGCAAACCACTCTTCTAGACCGAGCCAATACTTCTTCTGTCCCGGACTAAAGGTCGAAAATGGAGTGTCGTGTCCCGGCGGTCGGCCCTCTCCAGGAGCTTCGCGATGCGACGGGCGTGTTCGCATATCGAACCAATTCGCGATGAAATTGTCGCGCATCATGAGAAGAGGATTAAATGAATTAACTCCCGCCGCATCTCGCGCCTCCACATGCCTTTTATAAGCGGCGTCGATTTGCAGCTTCAAAAGTGGCGAGGAGCGGAAATAGAACTCTCCTTGCACAATATGTCCAAGCTCATGAGCGAGAGAGGCATACACCTGTTCAATGGTGGTGTGATGGTTTAAGCCTAATTCGATCGCGTAGCTGGCCGCTTCCTCTGCACTTCGCTTCGCATTCCCAATGAAGTTTCCGCCCCGATACCTTCCATTCTTGTCGAGCCCCCACACATGGGCCATCGCGGTGGGCTCACTTTTCATATATGGTCGAATAATAATCGTTATCGGCTTCGTGATTCCGAGCTTTCTTGCCAACCGCCACACAAGCTCAGAGGCGTCCTTAATTTGCGGTCGCGCATCCTTAACGTCACCGACCTGCCACGGAGCATTGACGCCCTGCCCGCTAAAGAAGCTGGTGACGTTCTTCACCTTCCCACCAAGGTCGAGGAAACGCGACTCCTGCCCCGTTCCCCGTTCGAGCATTGCGTCGCGGGTTTCCTGCGAGAGTTCAAGGAATGGCGTACTGAGGTTATTGCGAACCGTCGCACCCGGAAGGATCTCGCTTGGCGAGGTGAGGAATGAGTGTGCTACCCGCGCGCCCGGAAACTGCGCCGCGAACCGCTTCGCCGCCGCCGTCAGCGCCCTTGCCTCCGCAGTGTTCTCCATCGGCCACGAAATGCGGTCCTTTCCGTCCACCGCCGCTTGCCACGCCATTCGAGCGATAGTCAGGTCTGCCGCCGGAGTGAGGGTGCGGGTATCCATTGGCCGGGAGCGCAGGGTTTCATCCAAATGCGTCGTGGTCGTGCCATCGGTCATAGTGCGATCGGAGGTAGCGATTTCGCTTCCGAGCGTTACCGGCGCCAAATCATGAAGTGCGTAGATGTGGTCCCCATTCAGATCAAAGTGAACCCCGACCTTGCCTTGCTTTTTTGACTCCTCCAGCGCCTGTTGAACGAAGTCGCCCTTTTCTGCGAAAGCCTGAAGTTCGGCTTCCGTGGGATGATAGAGTGAGCTTTCATTCACTCGGGCACGGAACACCCTTCCACCTTCGCCCTCTGCGTAGGCGTTAGCAATCTCCGGATTACTGGAAAAGAATGTCGCTCCTTCGTATTTGTTCGTCGCGAACGCCGGATCGAGCTGATCGAACGCCTTTGTGGTGCCATGATAGAGGGTGACAGAATTGCCCTCCGGCGCTTTCATTGCGATGGGCGGCGAAATCCCTCCTTCATCAAGAGATTCGGAGGGCGACATCGGCTTCCCACGCGCCGCGACGGGGCCTTTCTCGCTCGGCCCGAGCAAATGCACCACGCCCTTTGGAACGTTCTCGACCCACGTCCCAACCGGAAGCGGAGTAGGAGGCATTGCGCCCGGTCCCGGAGGCTCACCCATCGGGGGTGTCGGCGGAGCGGTAGGCGGAACGGGTGGAGGCGGTCCTGCCTCTGGTTCTATAGGTCCCGGTGTGGGAGTAGGTCCGGGTGGAGGTGGTGGCTCAGGCCCCGGAGGAAGTTCTCTTTCGCCTCCCTCCCGAAGAGCAGGTTTACCTGTGAGCGCGTGCGCACCACCACCAAACACGGCGCCGCCGAGCGCACCCGCAGCAAAGCTCTCCGTCATTCGCACCGGGAGCGAAGCCCAATCCGGCGTCCGATCCAGCGCCCCGGAGGTCGCAAATTCGCCAATCACTTCCTGAAGCGCCTCGGTCGTGCCTTCTATCGCCGCACTCTTACCAGCTTCCGCACCAACTCCAAGAGCAAGGTTCTTCGCAGCACTTCTCTCAAGGGCGGCCTTCGCAATTTCCTCCCCGGTTTCTTTGCCGAATCGCATGAGGAGTTTCGAACCGAGCCGAAAAGGGGTAATGGAGTCAAGGGCAGCAGCAGCTGTTCCTCCCGCTGCGACCCATCCGGGCGCGACTGCATTGGGGTCTTTCTCCTTCAATTGGCCTTGAACGTCGCCAATGTTCATCACCATCGAGGGGGCGATGGCTCCCAAAAGCGCTCCTGGCGGACCACCAATCGCTCCGCCCACCGTCGTTCCAAGTATTCCCGCCCCGATCTGCGGGACGAAATCGAGGATCGTTTCTTTCGCATACTGCGCCGCGTTCGCAGCGGTATCCGCCGTCATGAGGCCTTTTTGATTGATCTTCAAGAATTCCGCCTGCGCCGGGTAGCTCTTAACGTCCGCTTCCGCTTGCTGCCGAACGCCCGTGCCGAACTCCCGAAGCGGATCAAGGCCGGTCGCTTCACCCAACACCTCCGCCGTGCCGCCCGCCATTCCCTTCGTTTTATAATAGCCTCTCGCGAGAGCTTGCCCCGCCGTCGCCGTGCCTTGATCCGAAGGCGGGGGTGGTTCGGGTGTTCCCATCGGGAAATCGGGCGTGGTTTGGTCAGCCGCCGGAAGGCGCCGTTCGTCCTTCAAATATTCATCAGGATTAAATGCGCCCGTGGTCGCGGGCGCGAGGCGAGGATCAATCGTGGGAGGCGTCGGCGACCCTGCCGTGCGTCCTTGGAAGCGCTCCAGCTTTTGCCTCCACAGGTCCGTGAATTGTCCTGAGCTTATATTATCGACGCTTCCGTATTGGCTACGGACATCGCTTGGAACGTTCCCCCATATCGCCTGTTTCGCCCAACCCTCGCCCTTCTGCTGACCTTCTGCCGTCGAGAGCATACTTTGCCACGCCGGTTGGTTCGGATTCTGCATGTGGGCAAGCGCCCCACCGAGGCCTTGTTGGTGCGCCAAATACACCTCAGCCCCGGTGGGTTCGCGCCCGAGCTTACGGGATAGCTCCGCTGCGCGATCTTCGAGGAGCCGGGTTCCCGATTCGAGGCTATTATCGCCATATTTCGCAATTTCGTCTGGACCCATTTGCAGAAGGCCGGAATACTTCCCTGTTCGAGAGTTCGGATTTCCCCCGCTTTCGATCTGGACCATAGCCGGAATGCTCTCCCGCCACCCACCCGACGCCCGTTCCTTCAGGAAGGCGTCGGGGTCGAAGGAGGGGGTCGTCGCCGGAGGCTCACTGAGGTAAGAGTCCGGGTCGAAGGCCATTACACGGCTCCGAGGCGCTGTTTGATCTGAGCCGCGCGGGGATCGTTCGGATTAGCGTTAGCCCATTCAAGAGCTTGCTGGTCACGTGGGGATCGAGCTCCGCCGGTGCCCATCGTTCCTCCCTCTTGCGACTGAATAATCTTAACCGCTTGCTGGTTCTGCGCAAGGAAATCCGGAAGGGTTAGTTTCGGATCAAGCAGCTTCGCCTCCTGATAACGCTTCTGAAGCTCTGTGGCTCTCTGTGAGGTTCCCAGGGTCCGCTTCAATTCGAGCATTTCCTGTTGAAGCGAAAGGTTCGAGCCCGCGATTCCCGCCCGCGATTCAGCGAGATTAGCGCGCGCCTCCCGCAAGTCGGTTTCGGAAGCGAGTTTCTGCTTCGCCATTTGCTCCGCTTCCACGCGCCCGGCCGCCTCGCCACCGGCACCGACCGCACTCGCGAAATGGCCCGCTGCCGACTGCCCAACGCCGATAGGCTGAAGCATCGAAATGCCGAATTGCATCAGGCTCGCTCGATTTTGGGGGTCTTGCATCCAGCTTCGCCATGCGTTCGTGTTGGCTGACTGCGCTTCGGGTGCAGGTGCCGGAACAGGCTGTGCTGGCTGCGGGGCGCCGGGCTCTTGGGTCTGATCCTCTGGATATGCCATTTTAGTAGAGGCCCCTTCCTCCGGCTAACAGCGCATTTCCTAAACGAAGCGAGGGAGCGCCCGTTCCAGCCCCTCCTGTAAGAGCCCGAATGAGCGCCGCGATGTCACCTCCCTGCATGGGGTTCGGGCGCGGGGGCGACGGGCTGCTGATGTGTTGCGTCGTCGGAGGCGGAGGTGCCTTCACGCCCGACAGGAGACTTCCGGATGCCTTTAACGAATCTTGAAGCATTTTGATCTGCGCCGGATTCGGAGGCTGTGGGGAAGCCGCAGGAGCCGTTCCGAGCGGGGCAAGGATGTCTGGCCGTGCGCCCTGCGTGGGAGGCGGCGCCGCTGCCGTCTGAAGTCCGGCAGGAATGGGGGGTGGCTGCGTTCCCGGTGCGCCGGGTGCAAGCGGAGAAGGTTGATCGCCAGCGAGGTCCATCCCTGAGGGCGTTTCCCTTCCCATACGCGCTCCGGCCCCTGGGAACGCAGCCTGAAAGGCATTACTCAAATCGGTTCCAACCCCTGCCGCCGACGGCACTCCGGGTCGTGGAGGCATCGCGGGCGCGGGGAATCCTGGAGGACCGCCTCCCGGCATAGGAGGCCCTTGCGGAGCGGGCATCGCGGGCGCCGCCTTCTGCGCAACGTAGTCTGGAAAGCCTTGGCCCGGAGCGGGCGGGGGTCCCATCTTCGCCAGATCGTTGACGAAAGCATCCGGGTTCGTCGCGAGCCCCGTGCCGAGCGCGAAGGGGTCCTGCCCCGGCTTCGGGGCGAACATGCTCATCAATCCGCCGAACATATCAGGGTCCATTAGAGTGCTCCATAATCTACAAAGTCGATTCCATTCATGCGAATCCTTGCGTAAGCGGGCACTTCGTCTGCCATCACGCCCACGCGGGGAAGCGAGGAGCCGATATACTCAAACAGGTATATCGGAATGTCGCGGAAGCTTCCAATCAACTTGATCGCCTTTTTCGTCCGGCGATCGCTCATCATGAGAAGCGGAAGCATTGCCGAAAGGGCGCTTGTTCCCATCGCTCCATAGCCGAGGGCCTGCTGAAGTCCGCTCGGCGCCGTCGGGCCGGAGGCTGTGGTGGTGGTCCCGGCTCCCGGAAGCGATCCCGCCATTCCAGCGAGCGACTGGGCTTGAAGCAAGGGCCACATTCCAGTCGTTTGATACCGCTGCGCCTGTTCGCCAAGCATCGCCTGTGCGAGCTGTTGACGTACATCACCCACTCCACTCGTCGTGAGGCCCGGCAATGCGAGGTCCTGTGCGGTTTGGGGCGCAAGCCCGATTCCTTTTGTCATCGCGTCGAGGCCGGTTTGGTAGCCCTTATTTGCAATATCCGCAGTGGCGGCTCCCGCCGCTTGAGCGGTACGGCCAGCGGCCAACCCCTCCGCAATGCCTTGCCGTGAGCTTCCGAATTGATCTGCCGCCGCTGCGCCCGAGCGCACGGAAGGAAGCACCTGTTCAGTGAGGTTCTGGTAAAGAGGCTTCGTCGCCGCGTCCATATACTGAGCAAGGGCTGGATTGCTATCCGGCCGAAGAACGTCTCCCGAGGTGAGGAATTGGTTGCCGGTCGCGGCGCTTCCGACGACCCCCTGTTGTCCCGGAACGGCGCCAAGAACCTGCTCCTGCCCTGCCGTCTGCGCGGGGTCGAACCCGGCGACGGCGGAATAGGGCGGAATAACCGAACTTGGCCCCGTTTGCGCGAAAGCCTCTGCGCCCGGCATCGCTAGGCCGAGGAGCTTCGACTGCTCTTTCGTGAGTTGCGTCTGTGTCGTCTGCGTCTGTGGTGCCGGTGTTGAGCTACCCATGACCTAGTTCCTCGTTATGGCTTCAATCGGGCGCGAGAGCGTGATGCTTTCCAGCTTTGCTCCTAGCCCCTGTAAGCGGCGCTCCCAACCCTTCCTTCCAACCACATAGAGACGGTAACATTCATGATACGTGCCAAAGCGGTCGAGAGCGAGCGAAATACACTTGAGCGCCCCATCTGGAAGTTCGCCTTTTAACCAGAAAACCTGAAGGACTTTCCCCAATTCCGAAACAAGAATTTGCGTAAGGAAACAAGCGCGAATCGCACCTTCCTTTTCGTTAACGACCCACGCTTGAATCGTCTGGTTGCGAATCCTCCCCAGAATCCCCTCTTTCGAGAACCACTTATTCCAGAGTTCTGGCTCGTCATCGAGCATCTCGTCGATGGTTTGCCAATACTCTTCGCATTGCTGTTGGTTTAGCAAATATACCTCAGAACTTTCCACCGTTACCATCAGAGCCCAAAATATCCCGCTTGGTTGCCCCAAATCTTCCGATCGCCCCTGAAGTAGTCGGTCGAGAAGAATATCGCCTCCATCAGGAAGCCATTGAAGTAGTTGGTTCCCGTGTCCGTGGCGCCGAAGGTCAATTTTGTTGGGTTCATCGTCACTCCGAGCCCGCTGGTGCTTACCGTTGTGCGCTGGCCATTCACAGCTACGCCTGCATCCACGAAACTCTGTAGGTAGCAGCTGAAGATGTGGCTTTTTGGAAAAGGAAGGACGCCCGTTCCCAGATTTCCCAGCCCAGCGATCCCCCAGAACGCGGATAGCGCATCATAGAAGAATCCATGATTGGCTGGCCCCGAGAAGTCCCAGACGTAGTGCGGGGAGTTGATGAAAACAGCGGGCGAAGAAACATGGTATGCCGACATCGTGTTCGTGATCCCGGTGAACCCGGCGCGTTCGAGCAACGTCGCGTTCGTCGGGTCGAAGATGATACAGGGCGATTTGCCTCGATAGCCATCGACGATGATGCGCGGCTGCTTTGCGAGCGTCGCCTGCACGACATCATTCGCTCCCACTTGGTCATACCATTTCGTAACGAAGGCGTTGCTGCTACCGACAAAAGTATTGAAGGCCAAAGTATCAATATCCTCGCCGGGGCCAAAACCAATGTCGGCCTCGGTATTGTCGCTAGAACGCCTAATACGAACAGCCGCTCCCGCGTAGGCGGTACGCAGCTTGCGGAAGCCGTAGGCGGCGACGCCGCCCGTTGCCGTGTCGAGCAAAGGTAGTTGGTAGGGGGGCTCATTCAGCGTCCTGATCTTGAATTTCTGCTGCTTGATGGTCGTGCCGCTGTAGACGGTGGTCTTATTACCAGCGAGGCCACCACCGTTGAGCGTATCTAAACAGACCGTGAAGTAGCCAAGGCTCGGATAGGTGCCGGTGATGACATAGAGAATGTCGCCATCAACGCCATTATTAAGGATTACTCCCAACCCCGGATACATGAGCGACATTGTATTCGGGTCGGCGTAGACGAAGGGACACGCGCCTTTGTAGTGCCAACTACACCCAGGAACGTTGCTGGGCGTCAGATCCTCTCCATAGGTGTAGAACTTATGATCGCTGATGACCTGATAATTTCCTCCGGGGCTGAACGGCGCAGCATCGAGGCCTGTCACTCCGTAGACGTGGGTGCCCCACATCGACGCCGGTAGCACCCAATTGCCGGAGTTGTAGTTGATTCGCGAAAGGGGCAGCGAGAAGGACCCTATCATTGTGTCGTCCACCGCCGGGCGCGTGTATGGTGCCGGGCGCACTCCCCAACATGGGGCACTCCCCTTCTCGAGACGCCATTCGGTAGGACTCTGGGCAGTGTGGATGAACGGAGGTTCGTCAA